CGTTCATCGGCGTGTAGGTCAAAGCGCTGGTGACGTTGGCGCTCGTGAGAGCGTGCGTGGCGGTGATGGCCCCGCTCGTGACATCGACGAGAACGTCGCTTCCGGTCACGGTGCTGGTTTGCAGCGCTCCCGCGATGCGCGAGTCATCCCCCGCCGCAACGGTCCCGGCAGTCGTTCCAACGGGCAGCCAGCCAACGTCGATCTTGTGGTTAGTATCGGCTTGTGGGATTGCACTTGCCATTGGGGTGAGTGTGATGTTGGGTGCGAAGACGTTGGCAGAGGCGTCGAAGCCGGCGAGGCCAGAGGCGCCGACGCGAAGCAGGTAAGAGCCGCACGTGCTGTTGGCTATGTCAATTTCTCCGCTTGGGCACCAAGCGAGCCGCGTGGTGAGTGGGGCTGATGTCCCACCCGTCCCATACGGTGCGTTGGCAAAAGTTACAATCCCACTTGCCAGGGCAAGGGAGAACACCGACGCATACCCGGCAACTACATATTTATTCGTTGGGTTGTAATTGAATCCGATCCTTCCCGTGCTCATTGACACTGGGGCCGCGAAGGTGCTGGCAATATTCATGGCGTTCAACATCAATGCTCCGGAAGCATCAAACTGTGCCTGACCAGTGGATCCGATAGACAACGGTGCAGGAGCCGCGCTCGCATTCCCCACGCTGACGTTTGTCTCGGTCGTGGTGCTGACGCCGGTTCCGATGCCCGTCACGGTTCCGGTCCACGACGCGGTGCCACTGGCCGTAGCACTCGCGGTCCCGCTCACGGTCTGCGTTCCCGTGACGGTGCCAGTCCCCGCACTCGTGCCTGTGCCTGTCGCGGTCGCCGTGACAGTTCTGGTTCCAGTGTTGGTGCTGGTGGCGTTCGTGGCGGTCGCGGTGAGCGAGCCAGTTCCAGTCAGCGAGCCGGGGAGAAGGTAGATCGGAACAAGCGTACTGCTCAAATTTGGGATGACCGACGTGCTGAGCTTCGTCGCGCTGTCCAGGCACGGGATGCCGTTGGCCGTGTTCGAGCAGATGTCGGTCGCGGAGACGGTGACGGTGCCATCCGCCGTCAACGTCTTGGTCGCGTTCGGGAACACAACGGTGGTGTTCCTCTGCTGCGACTGGAGAATCTTGTGGTCCGTCGAGCATATCTCGGCCGGTCCTTCGGTGTAGTCACAGTCGGCGGACCACGCCCACTTAGGTAGCACTAGGCCAGCGAGTGCGAAGGCGAGAAGGACCTGTGTGACCATGGCCCTCATTGCGCACCTCCAAGGATCAATCCCGCCAGCCATGCGCCAGCGCATGCGGTTGCGACGAAGATGGATCCGCTGAGTAGGCCGTAGGTTTCTTGTTGTTTGGTCATTGATTCTTCCTCATGCTGACACCGTGTACGTCTGGTACGCCTTCAGGCACCATCGATTCTCGCTGAGATTGAGCCAGAACCACAGCGCCGTCGGTCCGCCGAATTGCTTCGACTTGCCCGTCCCCGCAACAGCATCGAGGGCGAGCGGAAGAAAGTCACTTCCACCAGGCGGCGTCGCCCCGTTCACGACGACGATCTTGTTGCTCGGGGTGGCGTTCTTGAGATAGACCATGAACTCGAAGTGATCGGGAATAGCTCGGCCGTCGTTCCACTTCTTGTTGATGCCCTGGAAGGTGTTGTCGCCCCCTACCGTGAAGTCGCAAGCGTTAGCCCACGTGGTCGCGTGCTTTGATGGCATCAACCACGCGCCGCTAGTGGTCTGGTCAACGACGGGCGCGCTCACGCCGGGGACTGCCTTCAAGTCGAGCTTGTGCGTGCTCGCGTCAACCGACGCAATTACCGAGCCGTCCGCCGACTGCACCACCTCGGACAGGTAGCCCGGCGTCGATCCAAACTCGACGCTGACCTTGTGATCGTTGATCGGCGCTACAGTGCTTCCCCCAGGCGGCGCGAGCAGTGGGGCATTGATGCTGCTGGGATGGTCGAGCCCTAGGCCAACCTCTACAGTGGCCGTTCCCGCAGAGGTAATCATGAGACCAATGCGGATCACGTCGTCGACGCTGTCGACAGTTTCCGCTATAGGAACATCAACCCGAAACAACGTCCATGTCGCACTCGACGCGGTCCCGACGGCTATGTCGGTATTGAGATTGACTGCTGGTCCCGTCGGATGTTGGCGGAATAGTCCGGCCGTCAGGGTAGCGGTTCCTGCGGTGGCGCGTGCCCAAATCCGTAGGCGCCAAACCCGCGCCGGCCAGATTGCCAAATGGGGATCTCCAGCGGTACTGGCGTATGAACCCAAAAACTCGGAGCCACCGCCCGTTACAGTTGCGGATAACACCTCAGATGGTCGCCCGCTATCCGGGTTGCGTTGCAGTGATGTCGGGACGTAGGGAGAACTGTAAAAAGGCGGCGAGGCTTTAGTCTGGTTCGATCCGCCGTCGCCTCCGACATGGATGATCGCGCCGGGGTCGCCTGCACCGTCGTCTCGCTGACCTAAAATCCAAAGGAACAGTCGGTCAGAGGTCAGGCCGGAAAGCGATTGAACAGGGACAGAGAATGTGTACAGTGCCCACGAGCTCGACAGTGTCTGCGGCGTCAGCCCAACTGGAGGAGCAGAGTCCGTTCCGGTGTCGTACGGGGTCCAACTCCCGTGGGCATACTGCCCACGCATCAAGCGAGGAACTATCGTGTAGGTGTGGCCGCTTGTTGGATTTTCGACCTTCGCATAGATGGTCACCGGCACGGTCCCCGGCGGCCAGATGGCAAGGTTCGGGCTTGTATCTGGCTCAAAAGTCCATATTGACCAGCCTGCCATTACGGTGTACCCGGTGCTCCGCGTCCGGAGCCTCCGTCTGTGACGGCTACGCCGATGTCCCAAGATGCAGGCGAAGCGGTCACGAGTTTAGGATTTGCGTACTGGTTGGGGATAACATCCGAGGCGTAGTAGACGATCGGGACTGCGGCGGTCGAGTCAATCAGGTACAGGTCGCCGCCGGCCGTGTCCTTGGTCGGGTGGACGTGTTCCTTTGCCGTCGCCTCTCCGCTGCTCGTAGCGCCGGGGTCGGCAATTCCGTCTTCAAGGGGGAGCTCGGTGCTGAGGGTGACGCTGTCTTGACTGTCGATGCGCTGCCACGCCGTCGCGGCTGCACCGGTCTTCCACCAGAGCGCAACGAAGTTTCCAGAGCCGTCAACCTGCTGAGCCACAGCGGGGATCTGACGGTTGAACGATGTTCCTGGCGCCTCCGGATCGTCATGAGTCCCCGACGATGGATCGAAGGTGATCCGCACCCACCCTGGGACGTGCGTGACCGTCGCGTTGCCGGCGATCTTCGCCATCAGCACGGCGAGGGCTGCCGCCTGAGCGGCATTCGGCAGAGCGCCGTTGAGCGATTGCAGGAATGCCAGCCCCTCCGTCACCTGCGCGTCGTAGGTGTCCTGGCCGAGCGCGCGCCCTGTTGGGGTATCGTTCACTGGTACTCCGAAAACGCGACCTTCGACAGGAAGTCCGTGGTTGCTCCCGCTTGGGTGAAGACGGTGATGTCCTGCATGAGGGCCTGGAACCCAGGCTGCAAGGCTGACAGCGGCCCCTGGGAAGCGGCCACAAGAGACGCCAGGGCGGCTAGGTCGTTCTGTAGGCGCGCCTTCTCGGCGGTGCGGTAGCTGGTGCCGAGCATGATGGCCTCGTCGGCGCTCTCGCTGCCGAGCTGGATTGGATGATCGGTAGACTTCGCACGCAGGCGGATGACCGTCCCGTCCGGCTTGCGACGGATGAACATCTGCTCTTGTCCTCCGCGGCTATCCAGCACGATGTCGAATGCCTTGGTTTCGATGATCCTGACCAGGTGGGCGTCCTTAGGTGCGATGGTCTGCGCGTAGGTCGGGGCCTCGCTCTTGCCGCCAGGCTTGCCCCAGTGGCCGCCCTGGTACTTGGGCCTGTCGGGGTCGCCCATAAGAAACTGCACCGTTACGGTGGCCCCCATCTCGGGAACGTCGAAGTCTCCGGTCTGCGCACTGCCGCTGGCCTTGCCGACAGGTTCAGCCCACGCCGAATCAGGCTCAATCAGTCCGGGGATCATCACGCGCACGCGCCCCAACAGCAGCGGATCTGCGTTGTCGACCACCGTCCCGTCGTAGAGACCGAGGTATCGGAGCGCTTCTGGATCGTCGAATTCCATTAGTGCCTCGGGTGGAAGGACGTGCCCTCTGATTCGCTGGTGCGACGGTTGATCTTTTCGATCTCTTCCAGCTTATCGTCGTCGGCCGATTCCTTCTTGTTCAGCGCGCCCTTGGCCTTCACGTCGCGCTTGGGATCTGCCCAGCCGAAGTGAGCATCGCGGGTGCATTCGAGCGCGATGACGTACGGACCCGTCCCGACGGGCTTGTGGTTGGCCTTCTCGATGTACCACTTACCCGACAGGCGCTGGCCAATGCCGGCCACCACCACCAGGTCGCGCGCTCCGACGTTCTTGTCCCCCACGATGGTGCACGACATCTTGAGCAGGCCCTTGCGGCTCTTGTGGTACTTGGCGTCCGATTCGCGCTTGGCTGCGGCCTCGGTGGGGGCCGAGGTTGAGGACGTGGCCTCGGACGCCGCCTTGGTGGCAAGTCCGAGCGATTGGGCGCTCTTCTGGTCGAATAGTTCGATGGTCGTTCCCAGCGTGGGATCCGTGTGGTCGGCGTTTCCACGTGAAACGGCAATGGCCTTCTTGGACATCGGGTCGATGCCCTTATGGGCCATGGCCCCAACCTTCCCTTTCACCTCTTCCGAGATAGTCGGGAAGGTCACGAACACGCAGTTTGGATCTTGGGCATTGGTCTTGCCCGCCCACACGAGGGTCTTGACTGGCTGCTGGTCGAACTTGGCGCGGTGGAAGTGCAGTTGCCCGCGCGAGATCACAAACTCGAATCCTTCCTGATCGGCGAGGTGGCGGATGAACTGGGCATCCGTGCACCGGGCCTGCGTGATCTGCGGGTAGATGACCTTCGTGTCCTCGACGTAGGCATCGGTCCCGAACCCATATTCGGCCGCGACCTTTCGCACAACATCGGACCTGGTCATGCTGGACCAGCGGCGCGACTTGCGCTCGCCGTCCATCCACACGGCCTGCCCGTGGGCCTTGATGGACAGCAGCTGCCCGCCCGAGATTTCGACGATCACGCAGCGGCGAACCTCGGTCATGTCACCGTGGTAGCCCCACGAGACATCGATCTCATTCTTCAGGCGGAACAGCGGATCGTCGAAGAACGCCAGGTCCCAGTTGTCCAGCGAGAGCGTGACCTCGTCGACCAGCTTGGCGTTGTCGTCGTAGGAAAACGAGACGATGCGCTCGCTCAAGTCGAGCGGGATGGAGTTCTTGTCGCCGATCCGCTTGATCGCCACCGTGACGTGAGGGGCGTCTTGGCTCACCGCTGCCCCCGCGTTGCACTGAGGATCTTCTCCAGCACGGTGCGCTCGCTCGGGAACACGAGTTCGCGCCCGGGCGTGAGGGCAATGGTCGGGTCATGGATGGGCTGTGGCTGGAACCACGCGACGATGGGCCACAGGTGCTGGCCGTCCTTGATGTTCGGGAAGGCTCGCGCAGACAGTCCCCAAAGAGTGTCGCCATCCACCACCGTGTGGTACTTGTTGTCGGGCAAGTCCTGGTAGCGAAATGGATCTGGGTCCGTCAGAAACGTCCTGCCCTGGTCGTCCTTGATGGCCAACGAGAGCGAGTAGCGGGAGAGGCGCGAGGGCGGCATCAGCCAATCCCCTGTCGAGAGCTGCGCTGATTACCCGAGACCAGAACGTCGGTCCTGGTCATGTGGGCGTCGCGGATTTCCTTGAGCGAGATGGCCGCGCTGAAACGCAATACCTCTCCAGTCCTTGCCCATCCGGTGTACTCGATTCCAATTTCCTCGACTGTGGCCGTCAGGCTGATGAAGTTGGGCCAGTAGAACAGCACTCGCGGGGGTGAACCGGTGGTGGTTGATGCGTAGCCAAGACTGCGCAGAAAATTCATCGCGCTATCTACGTAGTCAACCCCAGCCGTGATGCCGGGATTCTCAAACTGATCGACGTTCGCGTTCTGCATGTATTCGAGGGCGTCGAATTGCAGCGTGAACTTGAACGGAACGCTCTTGGTATGTGAGTAGTGCCGGCGTTCGTGACTGAGCCCTGGCACCACAATGTCAGACCACACGGCACTAATGGTCTCGCTCAACTTGTCCGGGTTGAACTGGGCGTCCATCCACGTGGTGAACCGACCCTCTTCCTTGTTCTGCAGATCGGCATCGTCATACAGATGCAGCTCCATCTTGGCCGCCGGAATAGAGAGCGACGACATCTGGCCCGCGGGAGCGGCGGGGCGGATGGGCGGGTTCTGGTCGCGCGCCACGGCCTTGCTGGGCTTGGCGGTCGGCTGTGCAGCCGCGATGCTGGCCGCGACGTTCACGCCGAAGAACTTGGTGAGGACGGGAATGGCCACGGCTTAGCCCCCTACCGGGATGGGGTGGAAGGCGCGCGCCCGCTTGCGCAGGTCGGCCTTGCGCACGGATTCCGCGACCTGCTCGCCGTCCAGGTGCAGGTGGGTGTGGATTTCGGCGACGGCTGGACCCACGGATTGGACGTCGGATACCGAAGACTGGTTGGCGGCATGCTGTGACGACGTCGGTCCGCGGGCGATGACGCTGGCCATGGCCGCAACGGGGATCGTCGACGCGCCGGCCGCGGACGACATTTGGCCAACGTCCATGGACGCGATCGGGCTCTGCTCTGGCGCGGCCACCACCACCGTCCTGCCTGTGAGGTCGTCGCGGAACTTGTTGATCGACGTTTCGACCTGATCGAGTTCGCGACCCACGCTGTTGGACAGGCCGAGATCTGCACCGAACAACGAACCAACGAAATCCGCCGTCTTGGCCAGGATGCGAAGAAGCGACGAGGCCATGCCGATCACGAAACCAATGGCGTCGAGCGCGATGGCCGCGAACCCTTGCAGTGCCCCCTTCATGTCGCCGTCCAAGATCGCCACAACCAAATTCAGGCCGTCGCGCAAGAAGTAGAGCACCGGCTTGATGACCGGACCGAGCACCTCCCATGCCTCACGAAATATCCCGATCAAGGTAGTGGCCACGCGGAATTCAAACGCTACTTTCTCAGCCAGAATGCCAGCAACCCATGCCAGAAGAGTTCCGACGTAGGCTGCGACATCTCCGAACGTATCCCAGGTGGCAGCATTCCCCTCTGCGGAGTCGTCCGCCAGCCCCAGGGCAATACCGATTCCCTTCCATGCGAGCAGCAGTCTGTCGAAGGTCGGCTGCAACTTTTCCATTGTGTTGTCCCAGCCATTCATGAACCCTTCCCAGGCGTTCTGGATGACCCCGACCCAGTGCCAGACCTGAACGGCAAACTTCTTGATCCCGGAGTTCTCCGCCTTGTCCATCTCTTCACGGACCTTGCCGGAGAAGCCGCCTTGGTCGAAAAGCTGCACGAGACCCTGGAAGACGAGACCGACCGTATTGGCCGCAGCGGCGAAGCGGCCCCAAAAACCGTTGCCCTCGACGATCTCCCGGTTGAGATCTTTGATGGCCAGGTTGAGAAGCATTAGGGCCGGCGCGAATACCTTGGTCAGCGGCCCGCCGATGAAATCGACCATGTTGGCAAAGTTCGCCCTGAGTCGGTTTTCCTGAGTCCCCATCTCTTCCGCGACGGACTCGGTCATGGCCTGCGCGGCCCCGCCGGCGCCATTCATCTGCTTGCCGATCTCCGCGGCTGCCTTTGCACCGTAGACCATCTCGCCCGAAGCGCTCCGCACGCCGCGCGAAAGTTCGCCCATGATGGCAACCATGGTGCCGGCGCCGCGAGGCCCGAAGACCTTCCCGATCTTCTCTGCCTTGTCGCCTTCGGATAGCGATCCCATGCGAGCGTCGAGTTCGGCCAGGATGGTCAGGAGGGGCTTCATCCCTCCCGTGGCGGCGTCTTTGGCGCTTACCCCTAGTCCGGCCAGCTTCGCGCGCGCAGCCCCTCCCGCGAGCCCCGACAGCGCCATGTTGACGCCCATGATGGCCTGGCCGGCATCGGGCAAGACCTTCTTGGCCAAGCCGACGGCCGCCAAGGCGTCGTTGAAGTTGGCCCCCGCGAGTTCCGCGCCGCGGGCCACGCCGGTCACCATCGGGACGATATCGGCAGCTGATACCCCGAACATCCGCATGGCCACGGCCATCTTGTCGACCGTGGGGGTGGCGTCGGCGGCCGTGAGGTGAAATTCCTTCAGGATGCTGGCCACCGCCTGCGCGGCCTGTGGCCCCGCCAGCTCCCCGAAACTCGCCTTGGCCAGAAGGACGCTGGCATTCAGAGCCTCGATGGCACCCTCTGCCCCCATGCCGTTGGTGATGAGCATCTTGAGGTCTTGGGCAGCCTCGTCGGCCGTGACGCCAATGCCCCGCAGCCCAACGTCGTCCGCAGCCTTGCGCAGTTCTTCCAGTTGCTCGGCAGTGGCACCAGCGCGGGCCCCGGCCTGGGCCAAGGTCAATGAACCCTCGGCCGCCTCGTGGGCGAACCCGTAGGCGATGGCGGTACCGGCGGCAACGGCCGCTCCCGCAACGGCGGCAAGGCCAAGCGCCCACTTCCCGAGATGCAGCGCGGACCCGGTCGCCAAATCCTCGGCCGCCTTTTCGGTGGCGTGGAACTGATGCTTGGCCTTCTCCATCACGGTGGAGAATTCGTCCTTGGCCTCCAGGAGAATGCCCAGCCCGAGATTGTTCAGCATGGCTAGCCGCCACTCTGCCTCTTGATCGCGTTGGCACTGTCCTTGCGCGCCTTCATGAGGCGATTGAAGAACCAGTTGATGCGATCGAGCGACATGTCCATCACGTCCGATAGAGAAAACCCGTAGCCGTACCCACCTTCAAGGTACTGGAGCCAATGGACCTTCTCCCAAAACGTCTCCTCGTCGAGAGCGGGGAAGATGCAGTGAGGACCGGGGATTAGGTCGTCGGATCCTTCTTCTGTGCCGCCCGATTCGGGACGAAGAATCCACCCTCCCCGAAAGGGATCTGCACCTCGCGCGACCACCCGCATTCCGGGCATTCGATGAAGGTCGCGGTGTCGACCCCGCAATCGTGCTCGTCCATGGCCCGCAAGGCCTCGAACTGCTTCTCCGCTCCCTCGGTCTCAAAGAACTTGCGCAGCCCACCTTCGGGCACGCCATCGATGTCGTGAATTCGTGCCACCAGCGAAGGGATGAACGCCTTGGCCTGTGTGCCGAACTTGGCAATCTTCACCTCGTCGACGCCGATCGCCAGCTTGAAGTGGAATTGCCTTCCATCGGGGAAGTTGGACTCGAAGCGATTGCCGTTCTTGAAGGACTCCAGATCCTCGGGAGATAGGGTCTTGACCGTCAGGTCGTTGACCAAGTCCGTGTGCCAGTAGGGGAAGGGCTTGCGGCACTTCGGCTCCCCGCACTGGGCCGGAAAGGAGAACGTCTCCCCGTACATCAGGATGCGGACCTGAATGGACGCGTAGACACGGTCGCCGGACAGGACGTTCTTCCAATCGAGATTGCCGCCTTCGTCCGTGGTGTACGGGCCGGGATCTGCGGTCGACTGCCAGCAGGCCTGCATGAGGCGGTCGACGAACAGGCCGGACCGCTGCAATTGCCGATCGCCAAGCAGCTCGAAGTTCTTCCCCGTCAGCTTGTCGATATAGCCCGAGAGCCCCGACGGGCAGGTGATGATCTTGCTCATGTTGTTCTAACCCCCGGCGGCTCGTAGCTGGCCGCCAACAGCGTGAACTTGCGGCTAGCCGGTAAGGTCCCAGCCCAGATCCGTCAGGACCAATTCCTCGATGAGGAATTCCTTCGAGTCGCCCTTCCACGATCCAGGCTTGAACTTTTTCGGGAAGCAGCGAGCGGTGTACGACTTCTTGATCGAGCCATCGGCGTCGAGTTGGCAGATCTCGATGTTGCGGACCATGTTCGGAAACGTGAGCCCGACCGCATCGGCGCCCGCCTGGGCGGCGGTCAGCTGCACGACCGAGCTGAACCACAGATAGGCGTCGTAGTCCTGGCACGACGCCCGGCGAAGCGTGATGTCCGGGAACACCACCTTGCCAGTGGGCTGCTTATGCTTGGTGGCCTCGCCGCCCGAACTGTACTCGGCAACTTCGAGTTCGGCCTCGAGGCCATCGCACTCGGCGAAATCCGTGTCCTTGAATCCGTCGATGCGGACCCGGAAGTGGCCCGCGACATCGAGGTTCTTTGCTTGCCCTGCGGTTCCCATGATGTCTCCTTACTGAGCGTTCGCGTAGGCCGTCTTGTCTTCCGAGAAGAGCAAGTTGATGAATTCGTTTGGTTCCGCAGTCGCAACGCCGATCCGGGCCTTCGTGGTGTTGGGCGTGGCGGCCGGATTGAGAGCCTTCCCGAAGTCGGAATAGAACGCCTGCTTGGGGTTCTTGGTGATGAATGCCCCGAGGCCGCACTGGATTTCCATGAACTGATCCACGGTGCGCTTCTCCTCGGCCAGCAAGTCGTCAGTTCGGTTCTTGTGGCGAAACACCTGCATGGACCGCTTGATCGACTGTTGAATGTGGCTGACGCCGCGGCGCTGGCCAGTGCTGGGCCAGTTGCCATTGCCCTTGAGGTTACGAGCTCCGTCCAGGAACACGCCGGTCCCGCTGATCTTGGTCACGGGGTTGATGCGCTCCGGGAACACTAGGGCGCGCTTTCCGAGATCGAGAACTTCCTTGGTTTCCGGTTCGAGCAGACCGAGGAGCGCCCCAGTCTCGGTTCCGGCCGGCTGGTCATACACGCCACCCGAACGAGCGCCGTCCGTGCGAGCGAACATGCCGGCGATGTGGCCAGAGATTGGAACCGTGATTTTCTTTGCTGGTCCGAACACGGTCGGATTCGGATTCGAGATCTTCCACCTCGGCCAGTGGATGTGACCACATTCGGTAAGCCCCTGAAGGGCCGCCGTGGTCTTGACGTAGATGATGATCTGGGTCGCCGACTGGCTGGCCGGAGGGTCAAGAAGAGCGTACGGCTGACCGCCGCGCGCGACCGTACAGTAGGTCAGCATGGCGTTCTGGACAGCGCTGGTCGCGATGCCAGGAACAACCAGCAGGGTCATATCCTCTACGTAGTCTCCGGCGTAGATGCCGTTCTTCGCACCGGGAGATCCGATGTAGTCGGAATCGACAATGCCGGTCAGGCCATCGTTCCCGGTAGCCAAGACGGCGCCTAGGCCAAGGGCCGGGAGGTTGTTCGGAGATGCCGTGGCATTCTCCAGATCCGTAACCGCAACGTACTTGGACCCCGTCTCCGGATCGTTGATGACGGTCTCCACGTATCGAGGATCCGATGCGTTGGCCGCCCCAATCTTCAGGTTGGGGAATGTTTCGAGCCTCACGCCCGACAGATTCACTGTCGAGTAGTTGAACTCGTTCGCGTTGCCACTCGTGGGCGCCTCAATGAGAGGCTTGAGCGAATGCGCATACGTTCCGTCGGTCTTCCCGTCGATCTTCAGGGTAGCGATGGGAGTCACGGCCGCGCGATCGACCAACGATAGCGTCGCAGCCGTGCTGGTCTTGGTTGAGGCGATCAGTGGATCCGTGTAGTGAACAACGCGCGCAATCCAGGCGTTGGTCCCGCCATTGGCGAAGAATGCAGCAACGGCAATCGCCACCCAGCCATTGGGCGTGTATCCGCCAAATACATCGACGTACTCACCGAACGAGGAGACCTGCGTCGCCTCTCCCACCGGCCCGCGTTCCGTTACGCCAACGAAAAGACAAACAGACGTCGGAAGAACCGGCACCGAGCGCTGCTTCGGGGCCTCTTCGCCAATTGTGACATCGGAAGCAAGATTCTCAGCCATGTGCGCTCCTACTCGGCGTTGACGACGATCAATTCGCGGCGATCGATGGCACCCTTGACGTCGGGGCAATCGAGGATGGTTTCGGAAAGGTCGGTCTTCTTTTCGCCGGCCAGGAAAGTGATGGACGTGGCCAATTTCGCCTCGCGCTCAGCGATCCCGGTCATTCCCGAGACGTTGTCGTGCTCGGCCGAGTGCTGCTTGACATCGACACAGCGGCACTCGCCGTCCTCGCAGTAGAATTTATGGGGAAGGTTGAACGTCAGGAGCGTTCGAGATCGGCTCTTCAGCGTCGCCATGCCATCAGGATTGACGGCGCGGGCGAGCTACTCAAAAACTGGGCGGCTACGTTTTGGCCACCACGTCGAGATCGAACTCTTCTTGGGTGCCAACGCCGACGCGATCGAGGGACTGGCCCGGGAATCCGGCTAAGTCCTCGAGCCCCACGCCATGGATGACCACCGTCAGTCCGTCGAACGAATGGTTGCCGTCCTGATTGGGCGTGGACGTGTCGCGCGCCTCCGAGTCGGCTGGGACGATGACCTGGTAGCGGATCGTTCCCTTGCTGGCGTCGTTGGCGTCTCGTTGCACTTCCAGGTAGGTGAACAGATCGAGCACCTTCCGGGTGAGGAGCATCAGGCTGGTGTTCTGCGCGCCGCTGTTGGTGTAGCCAGCGATGCTGTATTCGAGCGCGACCGCCATGGGTGGCGCCTTGATGTCGACCAACCCACCGCCAAGCTGGCTCGGCACCGCGATCGGCGTGTGGGTGTTGAAGTGCGGCCGATCTTCCCTGCACCGCGGTCCCGTGACGACCAGGCCCGGAGGATTGGCCAGTCTCGTGACTGCAAATGGAGCGTCGCCGAAGTCCGGGCTGATGGCCAGCTTGACCACGTTGTCGACGATCCGCCGCTTGAGCATCCGCAGGAACGCGCGCTCGACCCGGCCGCCATCGTTTTCGATCGCGAGATCTGGACGCGCGTAGGTGACGGCCGCCGGCGACGTTCGCGATTCCCCGGCAATCGGCGCGCCAGCATCATCGAGATTGGTCACCGTCAGGGCCGCCGGCACCACCGTTCCGTCGTCCAGTCGGGACGGGTCATGTTCGGGAAGGTGGCAGGACAGCACGGTGCTGGACAGCACCTCGACCTGTGTCGCCGCTCGAGCTTCGACGGTTACGGCCACGGTCGGGATTGGGTCAGGCAACGGACCGTTGGTCGGCGACGGCGGCGACGGCAAACGGAAGTTCGTGCCGCGCACGATGACCAGTTGCCCGCCGGTCCAGACGGTCGACGGTGTGATGGAAGTGATGGTTGGGGCGGCCATGTTTCGATCCTATTTCGAGAGGGTGCCCTTCAACATTTTCGCCATCCGTTCTTCGAGGCGCTTCTTCACGTCGTCGGGTTTGGCGAACACCTCGAAGATCGGGCGGATGAATGGGCGGGCCGGAATCTTGATGAGGAGAAACTTCTTCGCATTCGCCTTGGCCTTGATGAGCCAGAACGGCTTGGGGATCGCGCCTTCGCCGTTGAGTTCCTTGAACACCAGGGCGAGGTACCGCATCACCTTCTTGGTCAACTCGATCCTGAATGGCCCGGCGCCAAATTCCTGCGTCTCGGCGACGTTGACCAGCGTCTTTCCGTCGGCAGTCTTGGCCGTGCGCAAAATCCCGATGAATGCCCCCTTGCCCTTGCCAAGGCTCTCCACGCGGATCCCGTTGCGCAGATCACCATGCACCATCAAGGCCTTGGTGCCGCGGAACCCTGCCAGCCTACGCGCTGCCAGCGTGAACGGGGACAACGGCTTGAATGCCTTCCCGCCGGGCTCCTGCGATTGTAGGCCCTTGACGATCTCACCCCGCAGGTAGTGGGCCTCTTGCAGGATGGACTGCTGCGAGGCTGCGGCCATCTCGACGGCCATTTTGTCGAAGGTCTCGCGCGCCTTGGCCCAGTCGCCTGTCTTGCGACTCGCCACCGCTACGACCTCGACTGCATGCGGACCAGCAGCAAGTTGCGCCGGCCACCCAATCCAAACTGCGGCGTCGCCTCGTTGACGTACATGCCCGGCGGATCGGGAAACTGCTGCACCAGCGTTCCGTCCATCTGATAGATGGCGCCCATCCGGTCGGCGGGGCGGATGAGCGCCACCCCAGTGGCCATATCCACGAGGCCCATCTGCTCGAGATCGACGAAGTGAAACGTCACCGCGAACACACCAGCCTTCTGGTCTCCGAGTTCCTTCATGGTCTGGCGATTGAACGAATCGGGTTCGATCTGCGCCGGAATCATGATCGAGGGAAGCTCCTCGCGCTTGGGCAGGCCGCGGCCATCGTCGGTTGCGACGAGAACAGGCTCTTTGTAGTCCGGGTCCAAGGCAGCATCAGATCCGTCTACCGTCGTCCCCTCGCCCATACCCTCCAGATCGAGCTGGAACATCTCGACTAGGAACTTTTGGAGAAGCCTGCCCCGGTATGCCATCACGCCGCCGCGAAGGTTGGCGGACGGCGGAATGACTCCAGCATCATGTCGATGTCCGAGTCTCCGGTCCAGATGCCGTTGAGTCCCGTGTCGCTGTACTGGACCTCCTGGTCACGCGTCTTTTCCATCGTGACCGGCCCGGAAGCTGGCGACCGATTGGCAATTTTCTCCATCGCGCGCGTAATCGCAATCGCGATGGCGATCTCGCGAACCTGGTCAGGTGTCTGGCCGGTTGGGCTGCCGTCGTAGTTCGTGTAGCCGAACACGCCCTTGACCTGAATGTTCTTCGTCCCGCGGGGCCACACCCCCATGTCGACACCGATTCTGGCCAACGTCATGGCGTCCCGCAGATTGATCTTCGGATAGGCCCGATCATCCTCGGTCAGCATCCCGTCGGTCAGGTGGCGAGCGTAGACGCGGAATCCCGCTGCGTCCATCGACATTGCCCCGGCAAACACCCCGTCGAACGTCACCACCACGCTTTCGATCGCGATGATGGGGGCGGGAATTTCCAGAACGCGGTTACCCGTGCCGTCCAGGGAGAACGTGCGATACCGCGGCTCGAACCAGCGCTCGGTCACGCGCTCGATGTAGCGAGACGCGGACGAAATGGATTGCAACACGCGGGCGTCGTTGGCAGTCCCGGACAGGACGCCCTCGGCGCGCACGTCGGACAGCGAACAATACCCGGTCTGAGCCAACGAGGGGACGTTCAGGACTTCGATGGGGACGACCGACTGCCCCTGGAATCCCGACGCCATCGTGTAGAACCATTGGATCTGACCGGGGCCAACCTGGGCACCGCTCGGCATGGTGAACGTCGCGAAGAAGTGGCCTATGCCGATTCGGTTCGTAGACAGATTCACCGCCTGGACCTGTCCGGGCGTGGTCGGAAATAGCTGAACCAGAGAACCGCTCGACGTGCTGTAGACGGCGAACGCCAAGGACACCGGATCCTGCATAAGAGCATCACCAAGCGATGGGTCGGTCAAGAAGACCTCGACGGCCTTCCCCGATGCCTGTCCCTTGGCGATTGCGATCATGTGGCGCTCTTTCTCACCCGTCCCAAAGGAGGGCGGGCGCTCTACTTGGAATCTGCCTTGGCCTGTTGGCGGGCCGAGCGGGCAGCCCTGCGAGACGATGCCGGGGTGGCATCTGTCGCGTCACCAGCGGTATCTTCGGTTTCCTTCTCAGCCTTCTCGGCCGCAGCGGCCTCCGCGGCTTCCTTCTCTTCCTGGCTGATGATCTCTTCTCCGTCGACATGCTCCTGCGAGGGATTGAGATACTTTCGACCACGTAAGGGTTCCTCCAGCGAGGGAGCTGCTACCGTCCCAGCCGGCGTGGTCGCTCGGTCGACCAGGGACAACGATCCAGGGGTGGGACGCGCAGCCAATGCTTCGCGCTCCGCCCGTGCCCGTTCCGCAGCTTCGATGCCCTTCGCTCCGGCTAGGTCTGTGACCTCGAACAGCGCCTGGGTATCGTCGTCGCTCCGCAGAGATCGTAGGTACTCCGCCAGTTCGAACGTATCGTTCCCGACCTTGATTGCCTCGGGAATTTTCGCCCACACCCCGACGTTGAAATGGATCCCGTGAACCGAATAGGTCACGGGACCATTGCGGAAATTGCGCAGCCTTATGAATAGCTCGTTCATGTCTTCTAACCCCCGTTGAAAACCCGTGAAGAAACGTCGACTACTTGGAGTAAACGACGAGCTTGAACGTGACGCCCGACAAGCTGGTCGCGTTCGCCAACTCGGCCGGGGCCGTGCCGGCAGAACCGCCGGCCGTGTAGACCATGAGCTTGCTGTTGGCGAAGTCCCACACGAGCAGGTACCCACCGTTGGCGCTGACGCTACGGACGTCGAGAATCGCCCTCTGGTCGCCAGTCAAAGCATCCAGGGCAGCCTGGACACCCGTCATGCCACCCGTGGGGTAGGAGCTATCTCCGACCAGGGTGATCTGATCAACGTAAAGGACCTTCTGGGGTCCATCGATGGACTTCTCGACTAGGGTCATTGTTCCGATTGCCATTGCTGTTCTCCTGAATCAGGTTGAAAGGTTAGGGGCGAATTTCTCCGCCCCACAAATTTGGTTCGGTCGACTACGCGGACTTGACCTTCACGGCCTTCGCTACCGCGGGCTCGTGGAGGTACTTGACCGCGACGCGCGCCCGGCAGACCACCATCAGGACACCAGCCTGGATGTCTTCCTGGGTCTTGAACGTGACGTCCTTCCAGACGCCGACGCAGATGTTCTTGGGATCGCAGAAGATGATGTTCGATTCGTTCGTTCCACCACCGAGGTTGGTCGGGAACATCGGAACCGGGATGACCTGCACCCCGTAGGCCGGGATGGGGGCTGCCGACGTCAGGGCGCTATCGCCGAGGCCGGTGAAGCGCGGGGCAACGAGGTCGCGCCACTTGGTCTCGATGGTGGGCGCCGTGTAGAAGCGCATCTTCGACTTGTCCTTCTGGAACTGGCTGGGCAACAGGTTCGCCAGGTGGAGGAAGTGCGCTTGCGCGAGGACGATCGAACCGTCGTCGACCACGTAGGTGCTCGACTGCTTGAGGATGCCGTCGAGCAGCTTGAGCAGAGGATCCGTCGACGTGGTGTCGCCGTTGATGGCGAGGTCTTCCATGTCGAGGCCGAAGCGCTCGCCCATGAGCTTCTTGACGTGCGTCGCGAGGGCATCGCCTTCGATGTTGTCCTCGATGTCGACGTCGGTCAGGTTGACCTGGCACTTCATCTGGACCGTGGTCAACGTGACCTTGCCCGTGGTGGGGGCCGCACGATCGGTGTAGCTGAGGGACTGACCCTCGACACCGCCGCGGGTGATGCGCGACAGGAAGCCAAGCTTGTCGACCTCCTGGACGGGCGCCGACAGTGGCTTGAAGAAGACGTCCTTCAACAGACGCTGGTCCTGGATCGAAATCTCCAAGAACTCTTTGGACTGGGCCGGAAGGAGCACGCCGCCATTGGTGGTCATGTCCGAGACCTTCATGTCCGCCTTCTGGATGTTGGTACGGGCGATTTGTCGGTTCGATTCCATCTGATTGCTCCTTGGGGTCGTTGTCGTTGCGAAAACTACGTGCGCTGCGCGTTCATGTCGTTCGGCCAGGAGAATGGTTTCGCCGTCGACTTGGCGACCTCTTCTGGCTCGTTTGAATTCGGCGCGGGTGTCTGCTTGGCCGCCTTGATGATCTCTGCCTGCTTGGCGATCGACACGCTCTGATCGGCGATCTGCTTGGCCTGCGCATCGAGCTTTACTTGAAGATCGGATACCGACTTGGTCAGCTCATCGACCTTGGGCGCAAGCGGATTGGGTTCATCTGCCTTGGCGACCTTCGACTTGTCGGTCGATTCTCCCTCGGCGTCCACCTCGTCCTGCAGCTCCTTGACGATCTTGGTCAGCTCTGAAACCGAAGTGGCCAGGCGGTCAAGGCGCTCCTTGGCCATCTTGGCTCCACGCTTTGCCACGGGCTCCGGCGCGGGCGTTGCGGCCAACGCGGCAGCCGCGGCGACGTCGGTGGCCTGCTGTTCGAGCGTGACGGGCGCGGTGACGGTTTCCGTGGCGGGGGTAGATGGCGCTCCGGTTTCAGCAGATGCAATAGGTTCGGCAGGGAGCACGGTTCCCTCGGCCGACTTCACAACCACGAACGGGCGCTTGTTCGCCGGGGCGTCGACGTTGGCCACTTCAAGGACTTCGACGTCCGTGAGTTCCGCGGTGGCCGCGGCCGCCTTGGCGATGCTTGTTCGAGTTGCTGTTCGCATGGTCTATTTCAGGGTTGCAAGCGGAATCGACGTAATCAAAAATCAGTCGAGTGGGTTGACGACGGCGGTCCCGCCAATCGAGAATCCGGTGATTTCGCCCTTCTTGATGGCGGACCACATGTCATCGTCCAGCACCCTCTCGGCCATCATCCAAGACCCGGCCTTGAGGAATTGCCCCTCGTAGGTCTCGTCTGACTTTTGGATGTAGCACTCCAGCACGGCGAACTTGTCGTTGGAATCGAGCACCTTGCCGTCCTTGGTACGCGCGTGCTGGACGGTGAAGTGCCCCGCCTCCCCATCGGTTCGGTACGCCTCCATCCAAGCCTGCTGTGCCTTGCGAATGGTCGCCGACGTCTCGGTGTGGCCCTGGGTGTCGACCTCGTCTGGTTCCATGACGACGCCCAGGACGTAGCGCTCTTCCTCGGCAGTCTCGGCCTTGGAAACGATCACGCGGGCGAACTTGAGCGTCGGAGATGGCTCGACGGGCGTGACGGTCGGCGGCGGTTCAGATGGCGCGGTGGCCTTCTGGATTGCCACCACAATCGCCTTCGCAAGCGTTGGGTACATTCCTCCATCGCCCATCGATGCCATCGCCTTGCGGGTCTCACCGCGCACGCGCAGCTTGACCACGACGTCCTGGTAGTCGTCGGTAGCGGTAGTGGCAGCGGCGATCACAGGGGAGGTCACGGATGCCGTCTTCGCGATAGGCTCTCTGAATCGCCGGCTGCGCTTCATGGCCTACCGACGGTTCATATCGTTCGGCCACGCGAACGGGGCGGGCGCGACGGGGGCAGGATCTGCAGCCTTCGCGATGGAGTCGATCTTGGTGATCTTCTCGTCGGGCATGGCCGCTGCCTTCTTGGCTTCCTCGGCCGCCTTGTCCTTCTCGGCCGCAACTGCTTCGTCCTTGGCCTTCATCTTCTTGTCACCGCACGCCTTGGCTAGCTTCGCCAGCGTGGCGCACCGGAACACGCGAACCTTGGCGCCCTCGACATCGGTCTCGCCGGTGGCGGACCAGGTGGCCAGGGCAACCTTCACGGTCGCGACCATGGGACCGGCATCCATGCCCTTGGCGACCGCGGCCTTTTCGAGGGTCGTCGCGCACATCTCGACCATCTCGTCGGCGCCCATATCCTCGCCAGCGTCATCGGTGGCCAGGGTGGCGACGTCCTCGGCGGGGACCATCGGGAACCCGTAGTAGACGCTGTCGAGCACCTTTCCGCACTCGTAGAGTTCGTCCCACATGTCGATCGAAATGTTGGGATCGATCTCGCCGGCGGTGGCGATCTGGTCCCGCAAAGCGGACAAGCGGGTCACTACCAGCGTGAGGGCCGTAACCACTCCACCAGCAAAGTCGCTCTGCTTGAGGACTCGGGTGCAGGCGTCGTTGAGCTTCTTGATGATTTCGGTCTTGGTGGCCATGGGTCGGGCTCCTTATTGGGTGTCGTCGCTGCCGGCCCAACTCGCGCGCTTACTGGGTTCCCAGTTCGTGCCGTCGAGATGCGCCTTCAGGGCTGCGGGAAGTTCGTCGATGATTCGTTCGCTGCTCCACTTCATCACGTGGTGAAGCTCCGCCGCCTTGGCGATGCAGAAGTCGATGCGCTCCTTGATCTTCGCGTCGGTCAGGTGGCGGACGGGGTGGCTGTCGAAGCTGCTGCGAACGACGCGCCCGACGCCGGCCTGGATTCTCGCCATGTAGACGCCGAAAAGCGAGCCGACGGACGCTCCACGGACGTGGCCGTAGGGCGATACGATGAGGCTGGACATGACCCAATGGTCGGGGTGGGGTGCTGGCTACTCAAAATCGGGGGCGGTCAGAAGACCGGGATGATGGTTGTCCGGCACGACCCGTGGTAGGGCGGCATGCCGATCCCAGCCTTCATCATGGTCTCGCTGGCCATGGCCTCGGAGTAGGTGCCGATCTTGTCCTTCACGCCCTCGCCGGGCTCATCGATGACAGCCACCGTGTGGGAGCGGGTGCCCCGCTTGTAGTAGAGGATGTCCTGTCCATCGTCGTTCTTGCCCTTCTGGATCCAAGGCATCTGGTCGACGATGCTTTCGGGATCGTCGCTCTCCTGAACCTGCTTGATTCGCTTGACCGACTTGTCGACCGGGAATTGCTGACCGTTGAGGAATCTACATGTTTCCGATGTAACCTCGTCGAGGATCGCGCTTGGCGAGTAGGCGCGGATCCCAGCATCGTCGAGCGCGTGGACCTGGGTGAAGTTTCGCGCCCGGTTCGAGAAGGTTGTGGCGGTGAAGTTCCAGTAGGCATCCGACCGCTTGGCCGCCTTCATGGTGATGGCCAACTCTTCCGAGATGTCGTCCCGCCCAAGGCCCTTTTCGAGCCCAGCGGCCACGATGTCCCGCGCCTTGGTGGACAGGCGTTTTCCGATCTCCCCGTAGTTGTTGCGCACGAATAGCGCGCTGGTCTCGCGCAAACTTTCGGCGGTATCGAGGTCTCGCTTGGTCAGATCCGTCTCGATCGCCAGGTCGTACCGTTTCACTAGTTGCTTGCGGGTCGGCGGGATGATCTGGTCGGCGCTGATCTCAAACGTGGCCCGCAGTCCCGGCAGCTCCTTCTCGCCGGACGCCGCCAACAGCTCTTCGATCTCGTGCATCTTCGCCGTGCGCTTGGCCGCGGACATCTCGGGCCAGTTGGCATCGACGATCTGGGCGGCCTCATCGGCGGTGGCGTTCTCGATCGGAGCAACCTTGGCCCGCAGTGCCCTGGCCACCCGGCGGACCATGGTGACGAACTGCACCGGATGAAGCGGGTTCAGCGCCTTCTCGATGGGGACGCGTAACACATCATCAAGGAGCCAGTCGGCTGCCTCGACCCCGGCTTGCAGCGTTTCACCGCAGCGGTCGCACACGGGCTACGTCTCCGTGATGAAAGGGGCCAGCTCGGAAGCGGGCACGCGGATGACCTGCTCGTCGTCATCGCTCGATTGCTTGTGGACTGCGAATTCCTTGGCCGCACTATCCTGCTCGGCAGCCAGCACGCTCTTTCGAATGGCGACGAGGTGCTTGGCCATGGCCACGATGTTGCCCTCCTGACGTGCCTTCTCAGCTCCGGCAAGGTTATCGGAGATGCCAAGCCCACCGCCGCCGGCGGCGCCCGCCAGCGTGAGGGCGAACGGTTCATCCCCGCCATCGACAGGCTTGTAGTCGCGGCCGAACACGTCCTCGGCCACGGCGCGAATCTCGTTTCGGCTGAGGGCGTTCTCGAACTGCTTCGCCGCCAGGGCCAGTGCTTCGGGATTCTTGAGGTCCGCTCCCAGCGACTCGAATTTGTAGTAGCGGATCCCGAGGTCGGTCAGGATGGTGCGATCCATCAAATAGTCGAAGGCGTTGCGCTCGCCCGAGAAGACCTGCTGTTCGGCGAATGCCAGGGCAGCGTCGGCTGTAGCCCTATTTACATCGCTGGAATCGCCGCGAAGAATCTTGGGAAGCCGAAACGACTCGCCGATCTTGTTTCGGTTCCGCTCGTCGTACTCCATGAACAGGCCATCCTTCAGGATGGCGTCGGTCAGGGGTTGGATCTTGATCCGCACCTTCCCGTCGGCGGTCGTGCCGGTGGAGTTCTCGGCCGGCATCGCCTCGAGGATGATGGCCTTGTGGAAGTTGCGCGCTCCCCTGATCTTGTTCTCGATGAAATCCTTGAACGCCTTTACCGATTGGCTCGATAGCCTGCCGCCTTCAATCAGCACTGCCATCGGCGGGATCGACTTGTTGTCGAAGAACAGATAGTTGATGTACTCGGCCTTTCGACTTCCCTGGACGGACAGGTAGTTGCCAATCCAGCGCGGCAACCCGTAGGGGCCGGTCGGATTGTAGAGGGCATCGCACCACAGCTCGGTCGCCTCCATGGTGGTGGGCTCGGCTGCCATCATGGCATCGACGCAGGCTTGGCGATCTTTTCCCGCCTCGTAAAGCGTCCCTGTCTTTACGCTCATCACGCGCGTGTCGCCGAACTCCTTGAAGTACGCCGGGATGCCCTCGCAGAGTTGGATGTAGCGGCGAAAGCGGCGCCACTTCAAGATCGTTCTGGTCGTGATCGGTGAGATGCGAACTGGCACCGAAACCTTGATCCATGGCCCACGCTTGAGCATGCGAATCGTGTACGACGGGACGTGCCTTAGCTCGGCGATCTTCCTCAGTCCGTTGCGGATGACCTCCCAGTAGCCGCTGCCGTTCGTCTCCTTGTCGTGCCGCGATCTCCGCCGCAGCTCCACAAACGAATATTGGTCGGTGCAGTAGTCGAAGAACGAGGTGATGCGCGCCAGCTCCTTGCGCATCTCGGACGCGACGATAGCTTTGCGCTGGGCCACTTCAGCCGACGTGGGCTCGGGCGGGTCGGGCTGGGTATCGGCGCCGGACGCTTCTTCCATGGCATCCAATCGTTCCAGATAGATGACGTCGGCGATTTTCTTGTCCGCGTCCTCTTTGGTCAGGTCGATGATGGGGACGAAGCGATGACCGAAACCGTCGCAGTTGGTGACGTATGAGTGCACGCACTGGGGGAGGATGTTGGACTCCTCGACCATGCGGCCGAGCAGCTCGGGTGGATAGGGGGGCACGAGCGCCCCTGCGTCGCCGAACATCCCGGCGATACGCTTGTCCTCTTCCTCGCGGACATTGCTCGGCGGCGCATCGTCGTAGCTGATGACGTGCATCTTGGTGATGGCGGTGCGGTCGTTGTCCGCCACCTCTTCGTCGTCGTCGACCTTGGCGATCGCTTTCCCTTCGTCAGCCATGGGCTAGCCTTCGGAGGACAGCACGGCCTGCGGGGTTCCGCTCGTGTAGGCGGTCACGTTAGCCCGCACCTTCTTGACCCGCAATGGAATCTGAACCTGCCCGGGTGCCGTGATGGCCGCGCCGATGTTCACCGGATCTGCATCGGTCGCCACCGTGTACTGGAGCTGCACCGTGGCCGAGAACGTTCCGAAGACCGTGATCCAGCCGTCCTTGATCGAATCGCAGGTCAACCACGCCCCGGCGGCGACGGACGTTGGAACGGCTAACGCATTGAAAGATGAGGAGGCCATGCCCCCATGGTCGGCGCACTCGTTGCGCAACCCAAAATCGGGGCGCTACTCGAAGGTCGTCTCGGCGGCGTACCCGTCCAGGAACGTCGTCCAGAAGTCCATCGGGATGAACGTCGTCTCTCCTGTTTGGCTATCCAGGAAAAACGTGTCGTAGTCGGTCTGCTCGAAGGTCGTGTCAGCAGCGTAGCCGTCCAGGAACGTCGTCTCGGATTCAACGGTCGTACCGTACTGCGGGGTTGAGGCGTGTGCATCCGCTGACTCGGCGCTGGCTTCCGCCTCCGACGTGGAAGCGGAAAAACTTGCTCCCGCGTTCGCTTGCTCAAGCTCTGCCTCGGATTCTCCGATCCCGACCGCTCGAACCGCGGTGGCGGAGACTTGCTCGGATGACGTTTCCGATTCAGACATGGACGCCGTGACCAGGCGCCCAGCCACGATCTGTTCAGATTCCGATTCGGACTCGGCCGCTGCAACGGTCGCGGCCTGCACCTGTGACGTCTGTTCCGATTCAGCTATGGAATCTGACGCGGATACCACAGCGACGCGTGCTACAGCGGCTGTCTCGGTTTCAGCTTCCGATTCGGCCACGTTGGCGGATAGGGCCAGTCCCCCCGATATCTGCTCGGATTCGGTCTGTGCTTCACCCACCGCGACCGTTGCTGCCGTTGCCGCGGATGCCTGTTCGACCTCGGATGCAGATTCGGCGAGCCCGACTACCCGCGCGGCAGACGCGCCAACGCCTTCCGCTTCTCCCTCCGATTCGCTCACGTTGGCCGTGAAGGACAGTCCCGCCGCGACTTGCTCCGCTTCTGCTGTAGCCTCCGCCACCCCTGCCGTTGACGTCGCGGCAGTCGCGACCTGCTCGGCTTGGGCCTCGGCTTCCGAGACGCCGGCCGCGGCCACCGTTGCCGCCCCGGCGATTTCCGTTAGGCCTTCCGACTCCGCGACGGGCGCCGTGAACACGAGTCCCGTGGCCACCTGCTCTGCTTCAGCTTCGGATTCGCCGACAGTCGCAGTCGTGACCCGCGTGGCGGACGCCGATTCAGCTACGGCTTCTGCATCGGCTACGCCCTGGGTAAACGACGCGCCTGCCCCGATAGCCTCAGTCTCCGATTCCGATTCAGCGACGGAGGGGCGCAGCGTTGTAGTCGTCGCGGTCGCCTCAGCTTCGGCCTCCGACTCTGCAACGGACGCGGACAACACGAGCCCGGTTGTGACCTGCTCGGCCTCGGCTTCGGATTCGCTGACCGCCCCTGTGGTGGCGCGCGAAACGGCCGCCGACTCTGTCTCTGCCGCTGACTCTGCAACTCCAGCACTCGCCGACGTCTGGGCCGCAGTTCCCTCCCCTACCGCCTCGCCCTCTGCAACGTTGGCCGTGTAGAGCGTAGAAGAACCAGCATCGAACGCGTCGGCCTGGAATGCGTCCGTCTGGAACGCTTGCGCCATGGCCTACCCAGGTACTGCCGAGAGCATTGCTAGGTAGGGGGCGCTCGCGACCATGACCGCTCCAGTGGGCCATTTCGGCCCGAAGGCGGCGTTGGCCTGCCCCGTGAGCTTCCATCCTACCGGACCCAACACACCCGAGAAAGGCAATCCCGTCGTGGCAAGTGTTGGCATGTCGGGAACGGGGCCGTCGATCTGTCGAAGAATCGGAACCGTGGTGGGAGCGACGTTGATCTTCATGACCAACCAGTACAGGCCCGGGTCGAGTTCCAGGTCATTTAGTCCGGTGGCCGACTTAAACGCCGCAGTTGTTCCAACGGCAACGCCGGCGCTCTTCTCGCTCATCAGCGTACCGGGCTGACCAGGCGAGCAAGCATCGTCGGCAAAGATGGCCAGACGCACGGTGGTCCCAGTGGTGGGCGCATTCGTGCACTCGAAGCCAATCGCTGTGAATCGAGTGCTCCCCTGCGTGATCCGAAAGGGCACAGCAAAAGTGTCACCAGCCACACATGTGTACGTGGCTGCTGAGATTCTCGCACCGGGGGTATGGTAGTAGTTGCCGGGTCTAACCGTGTACTGAACGGCGCCACTTGCAGCAGGGGATCCCGCCATGCAGGCCGCGTTTCCGTAGCTGGAAGCCGGTGGCGCGAGGCGATTGAACGCGTCCACCAACGCCTGTGCCGCCTTGACCGCCCCGATCTCATTGTAGTGTAGGCCCGCAGGTGCGTTGGGCGAGTAGCAAAGATCGACTGCCCCAATGGCGCCATCGCAGTCCGCCTCTTGGACCATCGAATCGAATTCGCCGATCAGGCTGCGAAGGGCGATGTTCCAATTCAAAACGTCCGTGTCTCGATTTGCTCCGGTGTTCGACGTTGCCTTCCACGGAGCGTAGAACGATGCCGCGTCGATGGCGGCGTGACCGATGGCGCTCAAGCGCGATAGGCTGCAGACGATGACCGGCGAGGGCGAAAGCGATTCAAGCCACCACGAATCGAAGGACACGTTGCCGCTGGCATCCACAGAGGACACGGTTCCGATGATCGTTTGCGTGGCGCCTGTGACCGGGGCTGTGTAGCGCACGATCACCGGGCAGGTGACGGCGTCAGCTGCGGCCTTGATGTTCGAGCACGAAAGCGTGCCAGTGAGCCCGGCGGTTCCGGACCATGTGACCACCCCGCCCACGACGCCTGGGCGCCCGATCAGGCAAATCGCGATCTTCTCGCCCTTGTAGTCGGCGGGAATCGTAATCGTGAACGTCGCCGACGTGGTCGTGGTGGAGTTGCGAAGCGTGCCGGTCGTGCTGCGGCCTTCCTGCGCCGTCAGGGCGGTCATGCCAGCGCCGTAGGCAACAGATGCGTCCGCGTTGTCCCGCACCGTCGAGGCTCGGCAGCGGCTGATCGCAAATCTCATTGCGTGGATGAATGCCGTCTGCGACTGCGCGGAATTTCCGTAGTTTCCGAGGTCGTTCAAACCAAAGCAGAGCAGGTGTCCGCCGCCGCTGGCGGTGTAAGGCGTCGTCTTCGCGGTGGTCTTGGTACCCCTGTACTGCGTGCCAAACGCGACTGCGTGCCATCCGCCGAGTCCATTCTGAATGAGGCCGTCGGCCGTAATGCGTGAACCGTTGACCGCTCGGTTGGTCCAGTCTAGAGTCGAAAATCCCAGCATCGAGCGTGCGAGGGCGTCGAAGCGTCCCGTCTGATCGTAGGTCGCAACGCCATTCATGAAGTACGAATGTCCCCACGCCGTCCACTGACGAACCGCGAGCTGAGCAAGCTGCGCCGGCTTGTTCATGATGTCCGGCTCCCACGCCCCTGGCGCAGTCGCAATCGACGTGGCGTTGACGTAGAGGTTCTCGCCAGGGCGAACAAAAGCAATGAACCCGCCGCCATTGGCGTTGACCGTGACGACTCCAGACCCGGTCGTGAGGTTGTCGATCTCGTAGGCCCAATCCGCGAACGGAAGTGTGTTGGCCGCGGGCAGGATAACCGTTTGCGCTGTTATTCCCGATCCAGTCAGGATGAGCTGGCGCGGACTTGCGTTCGTGAGGGTTGTGGTTCCGCCCGACATCGCGACGGTCTGTGTGCCCTGCGGCTGCACCAAGAGCGCAAGCTGCGTCTCCGCCACATTCGATGCGACCACGTGGGGACTCTGCAATCCCCACACGCCGGCCGCCTCGTCGATGAGCACGCACCAGTCCGAAACCCCGCTGAGGACAAACGAGGTCGCGCCTCCGATGGTGTCCGCGCCCGAGCGATTCAGTGTCACGATGCCCGCGCCGAGCATGCAGACGAAGATCGGCTTACCCGATCCGGTCGCAGCCGGGACCGTGACGGCGTAGGTCCCCGCGGCCAGCGTCACCGCGTCGTCAGCAAGCGCGATGGTGTCTGCGCCCGAGATGGCGTGCTTGGCGTAGTCCAGCGAGTGGGTTGCGTTCCAATTACTCGGACGTACAAGGGTCGCGTCGGCCCCATCGGCCTTCCCCGATACAAATGGATGTGTTACCGATGGCATGGCTGCTCCGGGACGAGCGATGCCTGATTACGTCAGCGTGATCGTGAACGTGACCGCGAGCTGGTCGCCGACCTGTAGTGACCGCTGTGTGAAGGCCAGCACGTGGTGCATGGTCCCGGCACTGGAAGCCGAGAAGAGCGCGGCCTTCTGCGCCGACTGTGCCCCGGTCGAGCACGTGAATGTCTTCGAGATCGTTGCGGTACTGGCACCCGCTGAGTGGGCATAGGCTCCGATTGCCCTCGTCAGTCCGTTGGCCGCAATCTCGGTCGATAGCGTGGTGCTGGCCGTGGTCTCGGTCAGGGTGTCATTGGAGAGCGCGATGTAGTTGAGCCCGTTCGCCTGTGCGCTGGTCCCGTAGGTCTGGGCGAATGTGAAGTCGATCCCCGCAGTGGTCTTGACGTTGTAGACGGTGTCGGATCCGATCACCTTGCACCCGGTGTGCTTCACCGGGTTCGCGCAGCGGATGTGCTGGATGACGCCCTTGGCTCGGTGGACCTGCACGGCGTCGGAGGTCTGGGTGTTGGCCGTAAATCCCGTGGTTGCCCGCTCTCCCGCGCTGACCACGTCACGGGTTGCGCTGAGTCCGAGCAGGGGGTTGAGTGCGGCGCCCAGTACCAGGGCGCAGAGGATGGCTGCGAAATTGACGATTCTGCTTTGCTGTCTCATGGTCACTCCAAAATGAAAAGGTTCAACGGAACCCCGCGGGCGACTCCCCCGCCGGGCAAATCCAGGTGTGGATACAGACGGTAACGGCCGGGCTGCGCGGTCTCCAATCCCAGGGCGTCGAACGTGTGGACCATGGTCGCGACGTCCATGGCAGCCGCCGCGATGATGGCGGGCCACACGACCTCGTCGCCGTTCTCGGCCCGCACGATAAAGTGGCATGCGGTCCCGGTCGTGGCGTCGAAGGTGCTGCCCGCCTTGCGGTGAACGCGCACGGTCAGCGACTCGGGAGCGAGCGCCCCGGCGTAGATTGAGATCGATGCCACCCACCGAGTGTCGGGCGTGGTGGCGCGCTACTCAAAAGCGGGCGGTTAGGCGCGGGCCTTCTCCGCCCAGTGCCGCTCGGCCTCGTCCACCACCGCCACCAGCTCGGCGAAGAACAGGTCGCCCAGCTTCTTGGACAGCGCTGTCTTGCCGGCGTCGGCGACGGTTGCGGGCACGTGGATCGCCGAATGCCCGGCCGCCAGCCACCGCTCGTCCAGGGCCTCAAAGATGGTCTCCCACTCGGCCTCGGTCAGCTCGGGCTTCTCGCGCCGGCAGATCTCAGCGTAGCGCTCGACACACGCCCGGATGACCTCGGAGCGCGTGCCTGGCCCGACCTCGCGCGCGGCAAGGATCGCCTGGGTGTCGGGGTCGAGGTAGATGCTGGTCTTCTTTGGCATGCTCTTCTTCCTTTCAACCAATGACCGTGATCCCGACCTCGCCGCGCACCTTCACCTTCTCAAGCATCAATTCGGTGAGGGCGATCGTGTTGGCATCGATTCGATCTGGGCTGTCTCCCTGGGTTGGATCCCACTGCGTCTGCTGGTCCTCGAGCCGCGACAGCACCCCCACGTGGTGGCACTTCCCCTGCTCGTACAGGTTTGAGATCGGCTCGTGGCGCATCTGCTTGCCGCGGCTGGCGTGCACGCCCTTGTAGGAAATGTTCTCGCCGCCCTCGGTGGCGCGGACGTTCCGCTCGACCATGTCGCCTCCCTGGTTCACCTCGGCCACCACCAGGTCGGCCATGTATTCGTCGTATGTGTCGACGACTATGCGGCCCCACTTCTCGGGCTTGTAGATGCCGCTGCGGTCCTCGAACACGAACCCGTGGATCTCGCGCGCGCCACGGCACTTGCACCAGGCGGTGCCGGCACCGATGATGCCCGTCTCGTCGCTCTTCTTCTTGGCCGTGATGGCCGGGTCGACCGCCACCACGACCCGAATGAAGTCCTGCGGCATTGCCGAAACCCGCAGGTCGTCGATCTTCTTTTGCAGCCACAGGGCGTTGGGGTTGTCGGTGAGGATCTCGGCGAAGATCTCCTGTCGTCCGAGCCTGGTGCCGTCGTATCGCCGCTTGAGCTTGGCCAGGTACTTGGTCGGCAGATTGCCGGCGTTTTCGTAGGTGCTGCCCCAGTGGGTGATGCTTTCGGGGTCGGACTCCAGGTCGCGGAGAAACTTCAACGGCCGCGGCGAGCTGGTCACCAGACAGCGCGCATCGCGCATGCGCAAGCCGAACTGTAGGTTGTCCCAAGAGTCGTCGAGGTAGCGCCAGTGCGCGAGCTCATCGCACCAGGCGGTGTCGTATTGGGGACCGCGGAGTGAGCGGGGCTCGTCGGCGGAGAAGGTCGTGGCAGTGGCGCCGTTGGGCCAGGTGATGCGCCTCTTCGAGGGCTCGTACGTCGGCCGGAACCACGGCGGCGAGATGGCGAGGATCCCGCTCGGGCCCTCGACCATGACGTCGCGCACGTCGGCGGCCGTGGGCGCCACCAGGGCGATGTTGCGAGCGCCCTGCTCTTCCACCCGCATGCGGACCCACTCCGCTCCGGTGAGGGTCTTGCCCCAGCCGCGGCCGCACCGGCAAATCCAGGTCGACCAGTCGCCGTCGGGCGGCAGTTGTTTGGTGCGCGCCCTGAATTTCCAGTCGTAGGCGGCGCGGAGCTTGTAGTCTTCGTCCTCGACTTCGTCCCACCACGCGTAGAACTTCTCGGGCCCGCCCATCGACATGATGGCCAGGTCGAGGTTGGAATAGTCGATACCGGATACCAGTTCCGGCACGGCTACTTTCGGTGAGGCGTGGCCTCGTCCTCTTCTTCCTCTTCCTCTGCGGCCTTGGCGTTGGCTCGCTTGACGTCCTCGCGCGCCTTCGTGGCGAGGTCCGACAGGAACGAGGTCAGGGGATTTTCGCCGGTGTCGACCTTGCCGCTGACGTGCACCTTGTCCGGAACCTTGCCGTAAACCCGGTAGTACCAGACCTCGATCGCCTTCATGCAGTCCTTGCGCCGGCGGTCGATTGCAATCATGTAGTGCGTGCGCATCACAGTATCGTTGCGACACGGCAGCGCGGCGCCGTTCTTGTCGACGCCCGGACTCTCCAGCGCGAACTCCTGCCAGTCCTTGCGGGTGGGCTCGTCGGGCTTCTTCTTCGGGCGGCCGTTGATGTTGCCGCTCTGGCCCTTCTTGAAGGACTTGAGATTTGCGAGACTGCGGGCGGATGCCATGCCTCTAGCTTCGATCCGCTACACGCCGGGCACGAAATCCGTCCCGGCGTTTTGTACCAGCGATGTGCTACCCGCCTTGGTCAAAGCCAGGCCCGCTCATGATCTCGAACATGCTGACCTCGTGAAGCTGGGCCACGGCATCTTCCGTGAACTCGCCTTGGATCTCGGGATTGTTGGCGACCAGGTTGCCGAGCCGCTGCTTGGTGGCATCCCAGTCGACGAACCGCACAGGGAAGCGATCGCCGGTCTTCGGGTGCACGATGTAGCCAGTCTCGCCCTCGCGCACGACCTCGGTGGCGCCCGCCTCCTTGAGTTGTTTGATGCGCTGGTGGCCCGACACCAGTTCGCTGGTGCGAATATTGAATGTGATGTCGAGAGGGCCGAAAGTCTCCATGCTGACGCCGAGGCCGACCGCCGCCGTGCCCTTCATCTTCCGCGGGTTCCTCGGGTCTGGCGCCAGTGCCGCGATGGGTAGAACGTCCCTCACTGGTTCGTCACTGTTTTTGATTCCGGCCTTGGTCTTGCTCATGGATTCGATTCCGCTCTCCGGTTCCGGATGTTCACCTCTTGCAGCGCCTGCGCTTCAAGCTGCCGCGCCCGCTCCAGTGTCAACCCCAGCTTCGCCCCCACAACTTCGAGCGGCAGCACCTTCGGGTCTCGCCCTACCCGCCCAGCCTCGCGTTCGGCCACATCCTGCGCGCACGTGTCGGCGAGCTCCGCCATGTTCTCGGGCCGCACCTTCGGGTGATTGAGCTTGATCGAGCCGCAGTCCTTGACCTCCAGGTACAGGTGTCGACGGCACCTGGCCCACACGCACGGCCGGCAGCGGTTCCTCGCCCGCATGGGGATCTCGTCGGCGTTGTAGATAGCGGTCCGGTTGCCCGTCCCCAGGTCCAGCCGGCACCACGACCACTCCCCGCCCTTGCCTTGCCTGTACCCGACGATGCCTCGGCACTCTGGGCAGGAAATGCGCGACGTCTCGCCCTCGCTCCCCTGAACGGTCGTCACCTGCATGGCCACCTTGGAGCGGCACCACGGGCATTCGCGGTCGCCCGCACAGTCGCCGCGCATCTTGGGGTAGCCGGCGTCCCACCCACGGGGTAGCGCCACCCACGATGAGCGCTCGGCCCGCGTGGCCTTGCCCGGGTGCAGAGAGCGGCGAACCTTGCCGGCGCCGGGCGACGCCGCGTCTTCCTGTTCCTCTTGGTCGAGGTCGATATCGATCCACCAGTACAGGGTGGGGCGCTCCGCTGACCCGAGCGGCTTGAGCTTTCGGCGACGGTGGTTGTGGCGCTCGGGCGGCGAGGAGTGCCGACACATGACCGCCTCCTCCTCCACCCCATTCGTGAATTGGGATAAGCAGCGCTGCTGGTAGCTGATCTCGGAGATCACGCCACCCCTTCGGCGGCCGAGGCCTCGCGCTTGGCCAGCTCTTCCCTGATGAGCGCAAGGCTTCCCCTCCCCACCGGCATGCCGGCCAGGGCCGCGCACAGGGTATTGCCCGAGACACCGAATGCACCGAGTGCCCGTCGGCTCGTCTGGCCCGCTAGGGCTGTCCTGATGCGCGCCTGTAGCTCCGCTGGCGCAGGGATGGCCGCTCTCGTGTTGCCTTCCGGTCGTCTGCATGTTTGTTCAACTTTCAGATGCACGCACTTCAGGGTTGAACGGACTGGCTAGGTTCTCAACTTCGGGCGCGGCGCTACCGGCTCCTCGCTTTCGAGAACGCTTGCGATTAGCTGCCGTTGCGGCGGTACGACTTCCAGAACCGCCTACGCTGGTCCACCGACCACCTCCCCATTCGTGATCGTCACGGGATCGAAAAGCCAACGGTTCATCAGGTCCCGCATGGACCGGGCAGAGAGGCGCTTGAGGTTCAGGGTTTTGCGCATACCTCCCTGGCCTCGCCTTCGTCCCCGCTCTCCGATCCGTTGTACATCGGGCTGTCTTCGCACTGCTCGTTTGTGCACCCTTCGTTCCCAAGAATTGGATCTCCGCACGTTGAACACGTGGTGCCCTCCGCCACGTATCCGCGTTGCTTGGCGAGAATCCGTATCCGGTTCTTGTCGATCACTGATTCACTGCTCCTCTCGGGAATTCCTGCACTCGCAGATCGGCGGGCCATTCCGATGGGTCAGCGCCAGCGCGGTCGCGGATGGGTATCAGCATGCCGTTCGAATCGACGAAGTTGGCGCCCATCTGTTTCACGAAGCACGCCACGCCAGCCGCCTTGCACTGGTCACGAATGGAGCGGGCCCACTCGACCTGGAAGGGCCTCGCACGCGGTCCCGATTCACCTCCCACAATCACCCACTGGATTCCCCGGTCGCGCGCCATCCAATACTTCCAGTCGTCCCATTCCTTGGGGTTGGCCGTTGGGTGGGTGGGCGCCGTCTCCGGCCAAGCCGAGACTTCCGGGTGGGTCAGCGTGATCGCTTCCAGCATTGGCTCGACGCTCAAGAACCTGCACGCGGCCGGCGTCTGCAATAGCTCTGGGATATCCCGCTCAGCCTCCTTCTGCGTGCAGACGGTTGAGCCCTCGCGCACGTTGGGGAGGGGCCAGACGCAGTGACAGTCGTTCCAGTGGCTACGCCCGTTGCGCCCAATCCTCACGATCTCGTCTCGCGTTGCCTCCTCAGCGTGTATCCGCAACTTTCCGAACGGATGACCACCGCGATTCACCCACTCGAACCACTCCCGTCGCCGCTTCGCCCGCTTGGTGAGCACGTGGAAGGTGTGCTGCGGGCACGCCGCCATCACGCCGTACATGGCCGCGATCTGTTCATTGGTGACCGACTCGTGGTACAGGTCGGCCATGTCGCAGACAAAGATGCCGGCCGGCTTACGGTGGCGCAGGGACTCGGCCAGCTTCTCGGGGAAGAACCGCACGACGTTGTTCCACTTCCCATCGTGGGCGAGGCCGGCGTACTGGGGAAGGTGGGCCAGGCGCGTACCGGCCAGTCGGGCGGCGTAGCAGTGCAGGCACCCTGGCGAGACGGCCTTGCAGCCGACCAGGGGGTTCCACGTGAAGCCCTGGCTGCCGTCTGGGTTGCGGACCCAGGCGATGCTGGTGCGGTTCATGATTCATCCTTTTGCAGCGGAGGAAGCAGGTGGCTACCGTCGCTGGCATTTTTGATTGCCTGGTAGATGGTGAGCCCAGCCGGGTTCACGATGTGGGCAAGGAAAGTGGTATACTTCTTGTTATGCCGTACAAAGACCCGATCATGCGTAAGCGCTGCGCCCAGAGGTGCATGCGCACGTACCGAGCTACGCTCACGGCCGCCAAGGTTGAGAAGATCGAGAACGGAATCAAGAAGCGAAAGCGCTGGCCCGTGCGCGATCTTGCGTGGGCTGCGGGAATGTTTGAGGGTGAGGGGACGGCGGCGATTTGTGGCAGCCGCTACTCCCGTAGCGTCGTTAGCCTGTGCAACACGGACTTCGAAATCGTTGCCTTCTTTCAGAAACGATGGCCTGGACTGGTGAGAGAGGTTGTACCAAAGAATTCCCGCCACAAGCCCCACCGAACATGGCGGCTCCAGGGAAACCAGGTGTTCGGCTTTCTTCTCGATGTCATGCCGTTCTTGCGAACCACCGCAGAAAAGGAGAAGGCAAGGTTGCTCATGGCCAGCCAGCGAGCGCGTTGGGCCGGATATCGACTTCCCGGGCACCTTGCGAAGATGGCCGCTTTCAAGGTCAAGATGCATCGGCTGAACCTCCGGGGACGGCAGTCAGCATAAGCATCCCGGCGCCAGTTTCGTAGGCGCGAGCAATGGCTGGGATGATCAGTTCTCCAACCGTCTTGCCGTCCGGCAAGACAATGTTCGCTGCAAACTCTTCCTCGAACGAGGCGATCCCGCTCTCCACCACTTCGAGCTTCGCTTTGACGGCCAGGACTAGACAGCGCCAGCGGCGCATCGACTCGCGCTCTACCCAGGCCTGGCGTCGGCCGACGTCCTTGATCTCGTAGTAGTCGCGCTTCCCCATGGCGCCCTTCTTGGCCTCGTCGAGCGTCGGTAATGGCAGCGTGAAGCGCACGCGCCGGCCGTGGGCTGCAAATACGATGTCGGCCGATCCCTCCCGCTGCATGTACGCCAACTCGGCGCCCTGGCCGGCGTACTTCAGAATGATTTTCTCGACCTCGATCCGCGAGTTGATGACGCTCACCGTCGTTCCATCGGCGTACTTGGACATCAGCGCTCCATCGCAATTCGCGGCGCAACGGCCGCAAGAATCAGTTCAACCAACCGCCGCACCCGCCCGCACTTCGTCCTCAGCCGCACGCCGCCCAGTGCCGCCTCGACCACGCGCACCTTGCGGCTGTAGCCGTTGGGCTTGCTCGCGCCGTTGTAGCGCCAGGCCCAGTCCTTGCCGAACCGAGCGCGCTTGTCGGCCATGATCTGCGCTGCCACGTGAATGTTGGTAACCGGGTCGGCGAGGGTTACCAAAGTGTGCCCGCGAGCCGGCCCGTTCTGGCACCGACCCGCGAGCATTCCGTCCGTTTGGGTTTGTGTAGAGGTAAGGATTTCCGCTGACCGAGATCCGGTATCTCGCGCGGTGAATCCTGGACGGACTACACACCTGACACCAAGCAGGCCGACGTCGAACACGCCTGGCTTCGCCTCGACCGCCACGCCGACCCGCAGGTCACTTTCTAGCACCGCCATGGCGAGCGTCGTCCGCGGCCGCGCGGTCTGTTCAATGGCCCGGGCTACGTCCCGACAGGTCGAGGCCTCCCAGGCCGGCGCGCGGTGCCGGATGGCGCGCTGGACGTTGCACACCAGGTCGGGCGACACGGCAACGCCAGCGTGGTGCCCGGGGGCGAACAGGGTGACGAGGAGGAGGGCGGGAGTCATGCTGCACCCACAGGGCGGTCCGCCGTCGCGAGATGGTCCAGTAGCCGCATCACGCTTCCAACTCGCACCACGCTGGGCAGTCGGTGGAAGATGTGCTCGACCGGACCGCAGATGATGATCCCTTTGCCAAGCGCGGCAGCGGCGCCGAATTCCACGTGTCTCCCGCCACGCTCCGCACCTGGCGTCCCGGGATGATCGGTGAAGGCCACGAACACGTCAGACTCGCCGATCTCACGTAGATCTAGTCCTGCCAGGTGGGGGGAATCCGGCGACTCGATCGCGTCCTCTTCCTGTTCGAGCCAACTCGACATCACGGTGTAGCCCATCCGGCGGAGCGTGCGGGCAATCTCTCGGAGTTCGTCACGTCGGCCAAAGCGCGCGGCGAGGTAGATCTTCACTCCCGCACCTCGCCCGTCCCTTCGAGCGTCGCGCTCTTGCCCTCGAACTCCATCGTCATGCTCGTGCCCTTGGGGATCGCTCCAGCCATCTTCTTGACCGCAGCCACGAGCGGCGCCAGGTTGAGTTCTTGCTGGGTACGCTTCACGTCACAGTCGATGTATTCCTTGAGCGAAAGTCCGAAGAACACCAGTAGGCTCGCCTCGCAGGGTGCCTCGAACTCGAACGTGATCTCCTCGTGCTCCTGGTCTTCATTCCCCACGACAGCGGCCTTGACCACGAGCCCGTCGATCTCGGCAGTTGCGCTTCCGCGGGATCCCGAGAATTCCGCCTTCGCGTGGTAGGCGTTGATCGGGATCTCACCCTTGTTGAGCACGCGACCTTGCAGGTTTTCGAGAAGCTCGATCCCGACCTGGCCGAGGAATTCCGCTTCCTCGTGGCCGAAGGTTTTTGAGAGCGAGAACTGCACCCGACGAATGACGGTGTCGGGGTGGTCGGGGTTCTTGCGCGCGGTCAGCTTGGCCGACTTGAGGGTTGCTGAGAAAACAATGTCGTTCACGGGGTGGTCCTTTCGCCGCACTTTGCGGCATTCGAGAATTGCGTCCGGGTCGCGTCGATGCGGTCGAGCTTGTCCGAGGTCCAGGTCCGGTTTCTCTCGAACCACGGAAACATCCGCATGTGGTTCTTGAGCTTGAATCCGGCGGGGCCGGCGTGTTCGATCTCGGTCTTCTCGTCCGGCGCATCCACGAGCCGGACGCTGTCGTCGAACTTCTTGAGGGGTGTGTCGGCCATGGCTACTTCTTGGCGACGAGGCCGTGGCGGTGCTTGTCGGTCTCGCTGATTTCGAAGCGGTAGACGTGGTGGCCGTGGCCGGTGGAATCGGGTGTCGTAGTCCCGTTGCCAATGCGGTCGACGCGGAACATGTGGCTGTGCTTCTTGGTCACCGTGCAGCCGAGGATCACGACCTTGCCGCGGATTCCGCCCTGCTGGCGCGTGACCTCGGCCATGAGCGCATCCTTCGAGTCGCCCTTCTCGCCGGCATCCTGGGTCTCGGCCGGGACTTCGGGTCCATCTGTCTCGGCGTCGGACTCTTCAGCATCGTCGTCGCGGGGCGAAGTCATCTCGCTTGGCTTACCCTTGTCGACGATCTTGCCCTGCCGGCGGAGCACACTCAGATCGTTGTCGATGAGCGCACGTCTAGTGCCCAATTCATCCGCGATTTCATTGATCGACTTCCCGGATCCGAGAAGCTCGACGATCCTATCTCGGCGAGTCCCAACTGAAGCGCAGCCAGGCCGTCCTCCACGCGGAGTGGTCATCACGATGCCGAGTTCGTCGGCTATGTTCTTCGCGAATGCGTCGCGGTCAGCCGTGGCCTCCGCCAGGGCGGCCTCGCAGGTGCGGACGCGAGCGTGTTTCGTTTCGAGTGCTGCTTTCAAATCTGCAATCAGGTCGGGCATGGGTCCTCCTATCGGTCTGCGAAGATTCCGGCCGAGGCCGGCATGCTTTCTTGGGCGTGCGCAAGAGCCATGATTTCGATTTGGCGGATGCGCTCGCGGGTGAGGTTCAAAACGTCGGCGACGTACTCCAGGACCGAACCACCACGGTCGGCAATGTCGAGAGCGCACGTCTCGGCGATCTCGTCGACCTCGAGGGTGGGGTAGGTCAGGTGGATCGATCCGCTGGTGGGATTGACGTGCAAGTACAGATGCCACTTGCAGGAAACGAATGGGCACGGCCGCTCGCCGTTCTCACACTCTCCGCGGGTCTTGGGGCGCTCAATGTCGTCCGGGTACTCGACAGCGTTGCGACGCTCCTCGCGCGTGAGATGGTCGCCGGCAATGGTGCAGCGTGGTTTCATGCTGCCGGCTTCCTGCGCATGTCTCGGCCACCGCAAACTACGAACGCGCCATCCTCGTGGATGCGGCTGACGATGCGCTCTCCATACCGCTTGGCGAACAGTGCCGGGTCGGTGATGTTGGTGGTCACGAGTGTCTTCCGCATCTTCGAGAAGCGCTTGCTGATGATCTCCTCGAACAGTTCCAAGAAGCGCCCCTTGTCGTCGAGGTGTTCGAGCCCCAGGTCGTCGATTACCAGCGCATAGGCGCCTACCAGGCCCTCGAATGCCTCCCGGTCGTAGGCGTAGCCGCGGGCCAGATCTCCAGACTGAATCCACCGCATGCACTCGGGCTTCCCGTTGCAGAGGCGCCATAGCCACAAGCAGGCCGCGACGCTCTTTCCGACACCTGGCTCACCACCCAAGATGGTCAGGTCCTCGGTGCGCTCCGAGGCCTGCACTTGAGCTTCCGTGGTGATGGTTGCAATTGAGGCGCGGGCTGTCCGCTCGGGGACTCCCCTACGCATGAGGGCCGGGATGTTCTCTGCTGCGATGCTCATGGTAGCTCCAACACACCTGTTTTCTTCACTGCCCCGACGGTTGCGCGGAAGGATCCGCGAGTGGGGTCAATGGATTTGGCCTGCGCTGGCTTCGGGGCTATCCCGTGAATCGACTCGCGCAATCCCGCGAACCCGCTCTTCCAGGATCCAAACGCGAAGCTTGGATCCACGTTGCGCTGGTCGTTCCACCCGACGACGCCGTCGCGAATCCGCTCAAGCGCCAGCCGCATGGTGGGCTTGACGTCGACAATCTCGGCATCCGTTAGGCTCGCCGCGAATGTGCTGGCCTTCCCGTTGGTGTCCTTGGGGACTTCGCTTCCGGGAGGGTTTTGCACGTTCAGGACATCGCGGCGGAGCCTCCCGAACCAGGTCAGCAGGTCCAGTCCGCACGGTCTGTCCGCCGGTGCCGAACGCGCCTCTTGCTCGATCGTCCCGCACAGAGACGGGGTCAGGCACTTCTCGGGCGTCGCTCCGCACGTGCACTTCTGCGGCAATCGCTCAACGTGCGCGCGCTCCGGATCCGGATCGGAGGCTGATAGCGCGGAAGATCCAGAGGGAGAAGACAGCACAGCAGAGCACAGAGTGACATCTTGTGACGGCTCGTGACCGCGCGTGACCGATTCGGTTTTTGCGTGACGAATCGTCACGTTTTGTGACGGCGGCGTCACGTTTTGTGACATTTCATCGTCTCTCGCCCTTACTCGACGCTCCTTCTGTCGCAGCTTGTCCGACTTGGTGCACTCCTGTGCGGCCATGAAGTTTTTGCAGAACAGAGTGGTGCCGTTCATGGAAAGTACGCCGTCTTCAAGCAGGACATCCATCGCCCGGTTGACCACGTCGAGCGGGATAGAGATCAGCCCGGATAGACCACGCCTGCCAGACTTTCCAAGCTCAAGAATTCCAGCCCTGTCCATCTTGCGGAACACTTCCCACATCACCGCGCGCGCCTCCCATCCCATGGCCGCAAGGTCGGGGGTGTCACGGGTGAATACCCGCACGTAGCTTTCGTCTTCCCACCGCACAGCTACATCGCCTCTCTTGCAATCGTCGGGAGTACTCCAACGACGTCGTGACCTGGTTCGAACGACGTGCCGGCGCCGGACGACTCCCGGTACCCGGACGACACGTCGCCTAGAGATCGGGACGACAACTCTCCCCACGCCCTCAGCACGCCACCGGTTCCAGGGAACAGGTCGACGAGGTCATCACCGGGCGACATCCCGAGCGCCTCGAATAGAAACGCGCAGAACTTGAGCGGCTTCCTACCAATCAGGGTCTCGCCTCCAAGCCGCGCCGGCGCCGCGCACAGCACGTTCTGGAATCCATCGCGCCATGGGCGGCCGGGGACGACGATCAGGGGCTCCCAGAAGTCGTGGCGCTGACCGTTTCCGGGCCCGACGAGTTTGTGCCACGAGCAGATCTTCACCGCGTCTTTCGCCGCCGCCGGCACCAGCGACAGAACGTCGCCCAAGGCCTTCGACGACGTCGAAAGTGCCCATCCTGCGATCTCGCCGCTAGTCCGTCGCCGCTCGAGGACGGACAGCAACTCGGAGTGGTTCACCTCGCCCGCAAAGTCCGGATGGTCGCCGTAGTATTTCCTGGCCAGACCAGGGTACGGCGGATCGGCATAGGCCATCACCAGGCGACGGTCGGAAATCTGCGCGGACGGCGCCGAACGACGCAGCCGGAACGCGGCCTGGCGGCACTTGCGCGAGCAGAACCTGGCGCGCGCGCTGACCTGGGTGCGGCGACACCAGGCGCAGAGCATGGGAGCAGCGGACTGATCCACCTACGCCACCCTCGTCTTCTCATCCCGGCTCCACGCCGCCCGCAGCGTCCCGCCCAGCTTCAGGGCCTTCGCATACTGGACCGGCCACCGCCTCCGCATAATCCCTTCCCAGTCGATGCTCCCCCCGCGCTTGAGCTGCAAGATCAGCTTCGCCCGCGTGGGCCCCAGTCTTCCTTTCCGGCAATGGTGGTGCATCGTCTCAGGGATGTAGGTCAGGGCTACGAGTGCGAACCAGCGGGCACAGGTGTTCTCTGAATTCTCGAACTCGCTTTCCACTATTTGAAACGTGCGGAGCGCGGTCTTGACCACCACGTCCCGCAGTTCCGCGGCATTCTCTGGCACGTCCACCCGCAACGTCACGTCGCCTGGAAGTCGCTCTTTCTTATTCGCAATCTCAACCGCAGACTGGTTGCGCATGGCTGCCTTCGCCTCTTCGAGAGACTTAGCTCGATCGGCATATGCAGCTCGCTCCTCGTGGGTGCGTGCGCCACACGTGAGGTATTCGCGGCGCCAGATCTCGTCGGACGTCGCTGGCGGATCGCCACTGGAGACGATTCGGCGCTGATACGGATCGAGTGATGATTCTTCGGCGATCATGTTTCCCCGCTAGGGTTGGTGTCGCAAAGTCCCCAGCGCATGCACCCAGCGTCCCCTGGGGCTGCGGCGAACATTTCGACCTGGTCTTCGTTCTGGTCATTGCGCGACCACTCGACTACGGCATCGATCGGGATGCAGGGGCGCTTGCCGTCCTTATTCCGCGTCGATTGCTGAAACCAGGTCGGAGGAACGAATGGCCCAATCAGACGGTCGCGCTTCTTCTCCCAGCGCTTGTGCTTGGTGGCGTCTTCGATGGGTGGCTCCAGGTCAGGGTTGGCCAGCCACGCGGCGCGGTCCCGCTCGTATCGAGCGTGTGCGACTGGGAGCACACGCTCCTCAAGCGCGCGAATCCTGTCAATGCGAACCGGGTCGATGTCCGCCATCAATCGAATCTCGCCCTTGCGCGCGAAGATGCATGGCCAGCACCCAACCCGATTCGCACCGGCCAGGTAGAGCGGATTCGGCCGCAGCCCGTACTTGGTGTGCATGTCGATGACCGCTTGTTCGGACCACGTGATCAATGGGCGCCACACCTCACAGTCGAAACCGTCGGACCACTCCCACTCTTTCATCCCAGAGCGCGCCTTGCTCTCGGCTGCCCGAATTCCGACGGCATTCACGCAGTCCTCGCCGGCATCGACAAGACCGTTTAGGTATTCCTGCATCGGGAACACCTTCAACTCCTCGGTGCAGAAGCGGATCTCGCGCGACGGGAACATGCCCTTGCTGGCGATCAACTCCTCCATTTGCAACGGGGCGCTAATCTCGGTGATTGGCCCCAGCATCGCAGTCAGGGGACCGCGTAGGTATTCGTAGGTCCAGGGGTGCTCCCACCCGGTGTCCATGAATACCATCTCGAATTCGATTCCAAGCTCCTTGAGCAGGAGGCACATGGCCGCCGAGTCTTTGCCGCCACTCACGGAGACGACGACACGCCGGCCGGCCAGGCGCTTAATCAGCTCTCGAACTTGTTCGGTATCCATATTTGGAAAGGCGCTCAACTTCGTACTCCTATCGTCACTGCGTGCAATTGCGGCCACACCGAGGGCATTTCAACCCACAAGCCCAGCCGGTGCCTTTGCAGGTTTCCAGGCAGTCGTCGGGCAGGGCGTGGCCGAACCAGGCGCAATGGGCAAGTCGGCATTCCTGGACCACAAGGGCCAGCCAAAGGCGAATCCTCTTCACGACGACTTCTTGCCCCGCGATTTCTTGGTCTTCTTCGCTGGCGCTTTTGGCTTCATGAATTCTCGTCGCGTTTCCCGATCTTTAAGCGCATCCGGAAGAGGAAACTCGTAGCCGTCCAGGTACAGTTTGCCCGTCGTCGTGAGACCAGCGGGCAGAGCGTGGGCGTAGCCGCGCAGGTCCAGGTTGCCATGGATCGTTTTCATGTCTTCCGGGATCCAAGCCTCCCCATTGCGGTACCACATGACCAATCCGCCTTCACCACGCGTCTCGAAGATCGTCGCCAGCATTGCGGTTCGATTTACAAAACGCTCGATCAGCATGGCCTTGATCGTTTTTGCCATCGCAGGATCCGCGTAGCGCACAGTGAGCGAATCGTGATTCTCGCCCGTCCACTCGACTTCTGCACCGCCCTTGATACCCCACCCAGCGCGCGCGTTGCCGTTACTATTAATTCCGGGTGCCGCGTACAGGTGCAGCGGCCCATCCGTTGTTGCCAATGCAGATGCGAATTCACTCATTGACGACTCCAGTGCAATTAACGATGCCTTTACGCACATGTTTTCCTTTCCACTTTCGGCCAAATCACCGGCGCGCCCTTCACCGCGGGCAACCTTTCCGCGATCATTCCCGCCACCTGGGCCACCTCTGCCTGCAAGTCCTCGTGACGATCAACGCTATGGCAGGCACGAATTGCGTCCGTGTTGTTCTTGCGTCCGAGCGCCTTTGCCGTTTCGCCGTAGCTGTAGCCATTCGCCCGCAATAGCCACGCGGCGGCCCGTCGCGCCCGTGACACCGTCGAGGTGCGGCCGTCGCCAAGCAGGTCGTCGAGCGCGACGTCGAAGTGCTCGCACGTGCATTCCAGGATCAGTTGTCTGGGTCGACGCTCAATTTGCCCGCGCACCGAAAGCGCGAACGCCCGCATGGCCACGGCCATCCCGGCCTCTTCGCTGCCCAATTCGGCGCTGGCGAAGCGAAAGGTGGCGAGAACGGCCGCTATGTCGACGCGGGGCACGGGCATGCTCCTAGGAGTTGTGCGGATGCGCGCCCGATGCGTAGCCGGTGTGGCGCGGGCTTTTCGGTTGACGGTTGCGCTTCGCCGCCAAGTCGATGGCCAGCGGTAATGTCGGTTTCGGATCCATGCGCGTCCCGCCACCCGTTCGCCTTCCACCCGGCATCACTGCGAACTGATCAACCACACCCAAGAAGCGAGGCATGCCGAACTTGCGCCCGATGCGCTCGGCCTTACTTCTCCAATTGGGACAACCGCCCTTGGCCACGTGCGGATTCTTCCCTGCCGAAGCGAAGCGACGTGTGTGCCGATTACCGTGCGGATGCGTCTCATTCATGATTGGCTGGAACATGGCGCGAGCGTCGTTCTTTGGAAGCTCTCCGCGAGTGATCATCCTGGCGAAATGGCGAGCGTTCGCCTTGCGTTGCTGTCGTGTTTTCATGGTTCTCCTGATTGGTGTGACGTTTTGTGCTTACGCACTTCCGAGCCTCGCCCCATCGGGCGCGCGACGCTGTGGTGACGACTGCGACAGCCCGGCCGCGGCCCCGCTGCCGATGCCACGTTGGAGCGTAAATAGGGCGAAGCGCATGCCGTCGAGGAAGGCGTTCTTGCGTGGCTGCCTTGCCAGGTACTCGTCGAGGTTGCGACCTTGCGCTTTGATCAGCGTCTCGATGTCGGCGGCGGTGGTGCGAGAGGGCGGTTTCTTCATTGCTGGTCTCCAATTGAAAAGTTAGGCACCACTCCGCGTGTTGAGATTGGGGCAGTCCCGGAATGGGGTGCCTCCGGAGCGGTGCCTGGGATATCGGAATCGTCGAGAAATTGCGGCCAGTCGTCCCAACAGGTGAGGCCGCTGATGTCACAGTCGAACATCACGCCACCGCCGCCATTCCAAATACCTCGCGGCGCTCCAGCACCACGGCCTTGATTAGCGCCTTGACCGTGCCCACCGGGCAAGCGTTGCCGATCATCTTGACGGCATCGCGCTTCGTGAGGGGCGAGCCGTCGGCTTTCTCCCAGCGGTACCAGGAAGGGAAGCCCATCGCGAGGGCGAGCTCGCGCGGTTCGAGCATGCGCAGGCCAATGTCCGTGATGACGTAGCTCGCGCCATCGATGTCGACCGTGACCAGGCCGTGCCTAGCGATGGTCGTCACCGTATGCAAGGGAATTTCGGGCGACTGGTGCTGGCCGCGCGTGCCGTAGTAGTGGGTGAGAAATGCGGCGACCAACTTTGCGCGCGGCCCGCCTGCCTGGTCCAGGTCAACCTTGGCGACTGCGTGGTGGTCGACGGCGGTCACCGATCCCAAAGGACTATTGGGGCTCAGTCCAGGTGGAATCTCTCCATTGGGACCGCCGCCGTAGTGCTTCGCCAGAAACGCGGCCACGAGCGCGTGGTTGTTACCGCCGGCGTGGATCGTGCGCAGCGGTTCGGTCGCAGGTGCTACGCGCGGTTCATGGCGTCCGACATGCTCTCCGTGGGCCAATCCTGCGATGAATGGAGTGACGATTCCAGCGTGGTTCCCGCCCGCCGATACGGTGCGCAGCGGTTCGTCGAGGCCGCCGGCCGCGCTGGCGATATGGCTGTCTTCACCACCGCGGAAGTTCACGACGAACGGCTCGACGGTCGGCACTACCGCGCCAAGTCCGCTGCCTGACGTGATGGTGCGCATCGGATCCTTTGGATCGTAAACGTACTGCCCGCGGCCGGTCGTTCCCGCGTAGGCCGTGTTCACGATGAACGGCTTACCGTTGAGCACGAATCTAACAACTCCGGTGGCGATCCTGCGCAGCGTTGCCTCGGCCAGCAGCTTCTTGCGGTCGAAGATGCTTCGGCACGGTAGCGACCAGTCGATACACTCGGCAGCCGTGCGCCAGGGCAACAGTCCTTCGCCGCCGGCCTTGCGTGGATCGTGGTGGCTGGGCTCCGGCCACACGACCGGATGCCCATCGCGCGCCGCCTGCAGAAAGAACCGCCGGCGGGTCGTGGGGTCGCCGTAGTCGGCGGCGCACAGGACGCGCCACTCGACCTGGTAACCGAGCTTGCGCAGGTCATCCACGAAGGCGCGGAAGTCTTCACCCTTGCGTGCCTTGATGGGCTGGCCGTGCTCGTCGAGTGGTCCCCAGTCCATGAACTCGGCCACGTTCTCGACCAGCAGCACGTCGACCTTAGCCACGCGCAGCCAGCGGTCAACTACCTCCCAGGCGTGCGAGCGCTGCTGTTCCTCTCGCGGCTTGCCGCCCCGGGCCCGACTATGGTGCACACACGAGGGCGAGGCCCAGAGCAGGTCGATGTGCCTCAGGCCGTACGTGGCGGCCGTCACCTGTGTGATGTCCTCTTGATGGACGGAGATCCAGGGCAGGTTGCGGCCATGCGTGCCCACGGCCAGATCCCAGTGGTTGATCGCGTGCGACGGAATGTCACGCGACGGGATGCCAAGCTCCTCGAGGGCGAGGTGCTTGCCAACGGATTCACCACCGCCACCGCAGAAAAGGGAAACCGTCGAGGCCGTCGCGATGCGCTGCCGCTGGGCGCGGGCGCTCATCGTGGCGACCTCGCGGCGAACATGGCGAAGAGAGCGCGCACCCGCTTGCGCAGGGAACGCTTGGGCTTGACGTGGGCTGGGGTTGCGGCCTTGAGCAGGTACGGTCGACCCGACGGCTTGAGTAGAACACGCGGCCCCCTGACCCTTCCCAGGTCACTTACCTCGTAGCGTGGAAACCCGGCCACCGGGCGCCACTCTTCCGCTTCTACGTCGTTCGTTTGGCGCGCCAAAGCACCCGCGACCGCCACAACATTGCGGGACGGTTCGGTTAGCTCAGCGCGCCCGACATGACTCGAACATGTAACCCCCGGCTTCGTAGTTCCGAACACCAGGCAGTCGTGGATCTCTCGCGCGCCCGAGGGGCCACTTGCTCCAACCGATTCGACTCCCAGCGGATCAGGTTGTGGACAAGATGCTACTGGGGGAGGAACACTCGAAGAAGCGAGTGGCCTCTCTGGCACGCGAAAATCTAAAGCAGCAACCTTATCCACGTATCCAAGGTGGACCCGTTGCGATTCGCTGTCAAGATACTTTCTGGTATCCCGGAACTTTTTCTACAGTTCTGCTCTCGCCGGCCTTCCCTTGATCGCGTTGACCATCATCTCGTTCGTCGGCCTGATGTAGTGGCGCGTGTCTACCGTTGGCCGGCGCGCCCCGATGAAAGTGCCGTCGATGGCAAACTCCGGGCTGCCAGCGTGGCCCTGCGCGATCCTGATGTAGCTTTCCGTGTAGCCCCTGGCGGCGAGCATCGAAGCGAAAGACCGGCGCAGATCGCGGCTTGGGCACACGCGCGGCATCTCGCAGCGGTCGCTCGCGGAGTTGAACGCTTTGGACAACCCCCACACCCTCCCCAGGATGAGCGATTCAGTCGATCCCGGTTCGGCAAGAATTTCGGTGGCCGCCTTCTGTAGCTCTTCCTCCATTGGAATCCAGCACGGCTTGCAGCTCGGGTATTTGTGGTTGCGCCGCCAGAAGCGACCGCGGGCGATCACGTTGCCATCGTCGTCCTTCCACTCGTAGAGAGGATCGAGCATCCACCGGGCAAACGTCCAGATGTCCGTCGAGTGGTGGCCGGTCCACATCGCCAGATCCGCGTAGGTGCGGAAGCGACCGCACATCGCCAGTCGCAGCCGATTGAATTCGGCAACACCAAGTGCCCGCTGGCCAGGCCTGCCATCGTTCTTGATGAACGGAAGATCGGGAACCTCGTCGCGCTTGATGATCTTCCTTCCCGCCGCGTACTTGATGGCCGCGCGCAAGTGCCAGAAGCGTTTTTTGATGGTCACACCCATCATTCCACGCCCCATCGGCCCCTCTTTCGCCAACGCCGATTCGAGCTCTTCGAGGCCAATGGAGTCGATGGGGCACGACTCTCCGAAGACACCAAGAAGCCAGTTTTCCTTCTCGCCATAGTCGCGCAATGTCTCCTCTGCCAGATGCGGCGCTTTCATCCGCTTGTACGCCGACAGAGCCTCCTTGAGCGTCCCGCGCGGCCAGAATTGCAACTCCATCTGGTAGGGGCTCGAATTCCGGGCAAAGCTACGCTGTACCGTCTGCATGCTAGGTCTCCTGGTTTTCGGGGAAATGCGCGCTCTACTCCTGCACGACATCCCTGGTAACGAGGCCCGGCGCACTGGCGCAATGACTACGCCGCTGGGCACCATATGCCTCACTCACTGCGTGTCAACTATCACGGCGGAAAATCAACTGGTGTGCCGCGATACAGATCACACCCTAGACTAGGGATATTATCCCTGTCAAGCAGAAATCGTTACGGCTTTGACGGCCGCGCTTTCGGCATCATGCCCTTGCCTGTCCAACCGGACCGTCGCTGAATCCACTCCGACCGGGTGACTCCGGCCTTCGCCGCGAGCGCGTCCACCCTCGCCAGCGCGTCGACCGAAAACTTGACTGAGGTCGGAGGGACCTTGCGACCCATCCCTGCTGAAATGTAGCGATTGCCCATGCGGGTAGGGATACTACCGAAGCGCCCGATCGTCCACGACGTGGCTACCCCTCCCCCGGATTCATCCGCCTGTCCGCAATCACGACGTCCGGGTCGGGCGACCCCACCGCGCACCCGACGTGACACACGTGGCGACGCGCATCCGAGAGCCTGGCCTCATTGTCCACGCGCAGCCAGCCTTCGAGGCGCCAGTTGAGCGGCGGGAGCATTCCAGGTGGTTGGCAAAGCGAGTCCGTCACGAGGCGATGCCCTCGCAGTGGTTCACCAGGCGAGCACTCCACAGTGCCTGGAACCTCGCCACCTGCTCGGACTGCCACGCGCGTCGACCTTCTCTGTCCATCCCTCGAAAAACGCCGGCCGCTGCGTGGAAATCACGGTGGGACTGTCTGCACATAGGCATCCCGCGTTCGTGGCCGGCCTTGGTCCCGAGCCCTCGATTCTGGGTGTCGTGGTGGACCTCGACGGGTGCTCGGCAGTGCTCGTGGCCGGGGGCACAGCAGGGGAGCGAGTGCAGCCAGTCGAGACGCTCGCGATCCTCGGGCGATGGCTGGCGGGGCTTGCGCGCTCGCTGGCGCATGGGCTTCGATCGGCGCATGGGCTTGCGCGCGCGAAGCTTGGCGTAACGACGGAGCATCAGCGCGACCTATTGGGCAGCCGAAAGAATCGGCGCAGCCATCGCAGCAGCCCTCCGCGTGACTGGCCTCTGCGCCACCAGCACCGCATGTACTTGCGACGCATGTCGAATTGCTGGACAAAGCGCAGCCACCAACAATCGGGGCACAGCTCAGATTTCCACTGTGGCGGGCGCATCTTGCAGCCTGGACACAGGAGGCCGTCGCTGGGGATGGCCAGGCTGGCGAGTTCGGCCTTGCGCTTCTCGCGTGCTGGCTTGCGCTTCAGGCGCTTTGCGATGGAGCGCTGGCGCTCGGTGGTCATGTTCCAGCGTCCCGTTCTGCCGCTTCCAATTGCACGATCCGCGCCGCCGCCCTGGCATCACCGCGAGCAATGACATCGGCGGCGTGTCTCGCGGACGTGATGACCTCACCACCGACAGTGCGTGAGGTTTTGAGCAGAGTCACGACTTCGGCGATTGCTTGGGCGTAGCCTTGCTCGCGCATGGCTTCGTTCTGCGCACGTAGGCGATCAATCTCCGTTGACAGTTCAGCCGCGATGCAGGGGAAGCAGTCGCCGAGCACTAGGTCGGGATCTAGCCGTCCGCACTTCACACACTTCATCGTTGCACCTTGGCCGGGGCCGCGTTCCCGCATCCCGGTGTTGAGCAATGTCCGGTGGCAGGGTCTTGCGGGGCTTTGCAGTAGGGGCACCTCATGGTCGAAACTCGAATTGAGGTTCCGCGATCTCTGGCCCCGAACTTTCGGCCTCGGCCGTTGGCTCCGGCGCCATGATCTGGCACACCAGAAGCGCGCCCTGGGCGAGTAGCTGCGGGGCCTTGTTGACCCGGCGGATATTGTGGATCACGGTGGCGTGATGGAATCCGCCGAGGTGCTGGCCAATCTCGGGCAAGCTGGCGTCGCTGCACTTCCGCATGACCCACATAGTGACGGCGCGGATGTTGGCCAGCAGCCGGTGGCGTTCGCCGCTGGCCAGGTCCCTCCGCTTGATCTGGTAGTGGGCACAGCACTTCTCGATCACGTCGTCGAGAATTGGCAACGGCTGCACAACCCTCCCAATGGCAATAGAATCGACCGCAGCGTCCAGGCCGTAGGCGTTGAAGACGGCGCAGAAAAGCGCCAGGTTTTCGTTGTGCGTGCTCATGCATTCCCCTTTCGCAGCCAGCGCTGCACCCAATTACCGTTGCCCACGCGCTTCCGGAGGCTGGCCACCTCTGCACTCAGCCGCGCGTTCTGGGCCATCAATCCGCCGTAGAGCGTACCCAGCGCATCCTCAGCGCGTGCGAATTGCTTCTGGTCAAGCTCAGCGTGGTCACAGTCAATCTTCTCGCAACGCCCATCCGCGCACGGATCGCAGCACATGAACTCGACGGGGCCGCCTGCCAGCACGGGGCCGCCAGTGTCTCCTGGGCGCGGGTCTGGTCCGCTGTCGTCGGGTTCGCCCCAGGGGTGGCCGGAGAAGCTAGCCATGCGGCGCGTCCATTTCCGCGATGTCGAAGAACTTGGCCGCGTCCATCCCTCGCGCGTGGTTCTTGGCCATGGGGATGAGGTAGCGAAGATTCGGCAGCACCGCCCAGTGGCCAAGGTCTTCCACCTGGACGACTTGCGTGACGCCCTCGCCAACGTCGATAGCGCTCAGATCGGGCGGGAATTCCAACATCACCTTGGCATGGAACAAATGGACCTCCCAGCCGTCTCCGTTGGTGCCGTGGAGTCGTCCGAAGGGCTGGAACTGCGGCTCCATATCGTAGCCCGCCGTCTCCTCGCGGAACTCGCGCGCCATTGCTTGGGTCGGTGTCTCTCCCTCCTCGATCTTGCCGCCGAGTCCGTTCAGCTTCCCGAATTGCCAATCGGGCTTGGCCTTGAGAATCAGCAGCACGTTGTGGTAGCCGAAGTCGAATGCGAAGCCGAGCACATAGCGTTTCATGGGGCATCTCCCGTCTCATGCCCAGGGCATCCGGACTTGTGGTCGAATCCCGGGCACTCCTTGGACTCACACCCCGGCACGACCTCGCGACCAAGGAAGGCCTGGTCCATCCAAAAGGTGCGGATGTCGTAGGTGGTACGAAGGGCGCGGCCGGAGTCGTCGGTGATTTCGCCGGCCCAGTCCTCAACCAATTGCCGGTCGGACTTACGCAGGTTGCCCCGCACTGAGACGCTGAGATGTCGACGTGTCCCCATGGCTACGACCGCCCCTCCGCCCGCAATTCCTTCATTCGCGCGCAGAGCTTCGGCGCCGTCCCGCTCGGCAGTTCCTCCTCGTACAGCGCCGTCAGGGTGTCCCACTCGCGCACCAGCGGGCCCCACGCCGGGTAGCCATCCGCCACCGCGGGAAGCTTCGCGCGCATCCACGGGAACAATTTCAGCAGGCGATGGCACCGACCGAAGTCGCTGGGATCCATCGGGGTCGAGGGATGCTCGGGTGTATCTCCGATGGCTACCCGGCAGATCGTTTTTGACGAATACCCAGTGTCCGGCCCTTGCAACCATTCACGCGGCGTCTTGACTTTCAGCCGCTCGCACACTTCTGGCTTGTGGCCGAATTCCAAGCAATAGGTGCAAGCCTCTCCCTTCGGTCCGAGCTTGCAGCGCCGGTGCTCGTCAGCGAATGAATTCAGGATCGCCGCGTAGACACCCGCGGGCGCGGGCAAGCTCGGCAGGTAAGTTCCCCCACAGTGCAAGCACTGCAACAGGCCTTTGTGGGCGGGATTGGCGATCACGTGTTCGGCGGTCTTCTTGGGCATCGGTCATTCTCCTGGCATGGTCCACGGAATCAACGAAGCGTCGGCGCGTAGGTAAAGGGGATGGCGAGGCCACCCTGCCTGCGTGACGCCCAAGCAGTGCAGCGGCTTGCCGTCCGCCAGCTCGACCAGGCGCCGGGCCCGGGCGGCGGCCAGCGGGAACGCGCCCCACCCCACAACGATGACGGCCGCGGCAGCCATCCGCTCGGCGATGACCTGGTCGTTGTCGGGCCCGACAGGGTCGGCGAGGTGATGTAGGCCCTTGGGGTCGGTCGAGCGGAATCCATACATGTTCACCATCTCAAAGCGCGCATACCCAAGGCGCCGGGTGAACCCGATGAATCTCACCATCGTCGGGTCGAGGATTAGGTGAGTGGCCGTCGATGGGTTCAAGCCACAGCCGAGGACCGCGCCCTCGCGCGCTCCAATCTCCTCCCATTGCCTCCACAGCAAGTAGCGATAGGTCTCACAGTCGGAGAAGACAGCGCCGGCGAACTTGGATGGGGAGCGGGTGATCATGGTGTCTCTCCAAATAGTTCCTGTTGCGGTCGTTTCGCGCGTGCCCGCCTGGCGGCCAACTTCTTCGTCGCGTCCTTGTGGCAGCGCAGGCAAACGGTGCGCAGATTTTCTAGCCCGCATTCCCCGCCGCCCTCGATGACCGGCACAATGTGGTCGGCCTCCCAGAGGTGGCGGATCGAAATGTTACCCCGCCAGTGGCTGGTCGCGACCCAGTGGCCAGCCCACAGGCTCAGCAGAGTCACCATGATCTCAAGCTGCTGGTGACGACGCTCGTGCGACCGAAATGGCATCATGTGGACTTCCTCGTCGTCACGCGTCCACGCGGACCTGAATTGCCCATCCTTCCAGGTCCTGCCAAATGCCAGCGTGTGGAGACGATCGGCGATCCGTTGCAGACGGTCGGTGTCGATGTGGCAAACCGAGCACACCCCGTGGTCGCGCTTGTGGACCTGGCGGCGGGCATAAGCAGGATCCGTCCGGATGTTCCACTCGTGGACGCAGTCCTCGCCACAGAAGGTCCGTCGCCCCTTCGGAACAGGCTTCTCGCACCACCGGCAGAGCGCACGTCCGGTCTCGTCGCGCTTGAGCTTCGTGTAGATGGCGCTGGGCATTGCGCGGCGAGTACTCACAGCTTCAGTTCCTCTTGCTTCGGTGCCAGCTTCGCGTGCGGCGGGCAGAAATCACGATCCGGCCCGGCGTGCACGGCGTGCTGCCCGCACAGCTCGGCGTCACAGGTCCCGGCCACGCCCGCGCGGGTGACAGGGTAGTCGCACAGCCGGCAGTGAGGGCGCGTGCATCCCGGACTCGAGCACGGGGCGGGACGATGGCCGCGGGTGCAGATGATGCCCGTGGTGCCGTTTCCCAGGTTGAAGGGTATGCAGGGCATGACTAGGGAACCTCGCAGTCGACGCAATCGCAGTCCCCGGGGTGTTGCTCGTCCCCAAGGTCGTCCTCGTCGCAGTTGTCGTCGTCGAATTCGCCCCACAGCCTTGCAGCGGGCTTCGGCATGTCGTCAGGGTACTGGTCCAGGACCTCGCGCAGAAACTCGCGCAGCGGGAAGTCAACCCCGAGAACGACGGTGACGCCGGCATTCGACGTGACCTCCAGTTGCCACTCGGTGCGCGGGTTGGGGGTCAGTACCTTGCAGATGCGGATGGAGCCGTCGAGGAGTTGGGTGGTGGCCATCAGATGCCATCCCCGCCGGTGCCGGCCGGCGCCTTGGCGGCGTCGTACATCGCAATCCCCCACGCGATGGCGTAGCAGCACCACACGTAGTGGCCGGCGAATGCGTTCAGATTGTGTTCCCAGAAGTCATCGAAGCTGTAGGTCCGCCCTCCCGCGCCGTGGCCAAAATCGCAGGCAGCCGAAATGGCCTCCTGTTCGCTGTCGTGGGCTCGGTCCAGTACCTCGTCCTCGATGGCCTCCCACAGCTCGCGCCGCTCGTCCTTGTCGAGCAGTTGTTCGCGCGCGGCCTCTTTGATCCATTCGAGCCGTTGCTCGCGGATGACCTCCTCGAATCGCTCGCTGTCGAAGCAGTGAACGCTGTGCCTCTTGTCGACCGATTGGACCTTCTCGGCCCAGTAGCCCAGATTGATCCCAAGCGTCGTCCCTGGGTTCAGATGGCCGCTGTCGGTCCGGAAGAACTGGAACATGTCACGCAGGCGACTGAACGTGTAGTCGCCCATGTCGCCCGAATAGCTGAGATAGCCGGGCCACGTGACGAGGTCGAATTGCCGGTTGCGCGTACCAGGCTGCGCGAATCGAATGTGGCGATAGATGCCGTCGTCCGCGAGGATCGTCATCTGGTGATCCTTCACGTTGGCGAGGAAGTCAGCCTCGCTGCATTTCCAGTTGGTGCTCATCCGACTGCCTCCTGTGCTGGCACTTCATTCCCGAGCGCGTCCCATCGCGGCCGCCGGCGACGCGCGAACATCTCTACGTAGGGGCCGGGTGCCAGCGATTCGACGATCTGAAAGAACGCATCTGGCTTTTGGGAGTGCTCTCCGGTCGCAGCCTCGAAGATGCTCCGCACACTGTGCGACAGAACTTCGGGCGTGCCTCTGGTGGCCACAATGCAGATCTCGTGGCTCGCTCGGACGTAGCGCCCCATCCCGAAATGCTCCTTGCCGGTCGAGGTCATCTTCCGCCAAACGATCTCGCTCTTTGGCGTGAAGCCCCACGCCCGCACCACTTTGTAAGCCTCCTCGACCATCGCGGCCACGCGCCACAGGAACAGCCAGGCGTTGTCAGCGATGATGGGGAATTCCTCTGAGCCACGAAACGGAAAGCGGAGCAACTCATCGACGGAAAGGCAGGCATAGTTATTGGCGGCTCCACGTGACTTACCGGGGAGAGCGTCGCCGAACTTCCACGGGGGATCGGCCACCACGCAGGCGTATTCTTGTCCGAATAGATTCACACGGCCCTCCGTAGTGCCACGGGTCGAGCCTTCGCCGATTGTTCTGCCATTACCGCCTCGTCGAGCGCATCAGATGCCCGCGCCTGTTCTTCCAGCGCGTGAGCCAGCCGCTGCTCGGCCTTGTGCACATCGACGCCGCACCGGTCGAGACGAAACTGCGCGCTCTGACGGTCGTGCTGGAGGCGCGATAGTTCAGCGGCCGAGACCGGCCCGGTGGGCTTTCCGATGTCAGGGCTCACGCTGCACCGTCCGGCATGATGCCCTTGACCCGCTTCTTGCCCCGCGCCTCGGCCGCCGCTTCCTTGATGGGGACGATGATCGGCTCGGTGACTTCCTTCTCGGGGTCACACCACGGCCGGATGGCGATGAGCGACCACCCGCCCTCGATGACCTTTTCGTAGAAGCGGGCTCGCGTCTGGTCGTCCATGCTGCCCACTTCGTCCACCTTGATGAGCTTGCCCAATGGATTGGCCCGCTTCGCCAGGTCGACCGCGAAGTCGATCTTCTCGTGGCCACCGCAACGGTCGAAGCTGACCCCATCGAGGAAGATGTTTCCGTCGACGATGGCCAGGCCTGGAATGGCCTTGGAACGCTCAACCATCTCGGCGGGTGCATCGGTGGTCAAGCGGTCAACGATGGCCTGCAGGGCCTTGGCCTTGGTGGTGGCGTCGGCCTCGACTTGACCGAGGCGGATCTCCTCGTAGAGGGCGTCGTGGGCCTCACGTGCCGCGCGGATGAGCTCGACCTTGGACATGGCCGCTGTCACGGCGTCGCCGGCGGCCGCCATCTCCGCTTCGGTTGGGGGCACGATGGTGGCGGAGGCCAGGGTGGCTTCGAGGTCGTCGGCCTGCGTATGGCAGGACTCGGCCTGGTCGAGCAACCTCTTCGCCTCGACATCGGCGATCTCTAGTTTGTCGAGTTCATTCCGTTTCGTTTCCACGCGCAGGCGGGCCCGCTCAAAGTCCTCCTGTGCCTCTTCCAATTCAGCGTGGACGCATGCGATGGTTTGGGCGTCGCGAACAGCATCTGGTCGGGCCAGAATGTCGTCTCGTTCGGCGCGCAACTCGGCGATCCTGGACCGCGTCCCCTGGGTCCGCACGGCCATGGCCTCGGCGTCGGCCTTACGCTGGACGAGCGCATCCCTTGCCTTCTCGGCCTCGCGCAGGGGCAGATCCTCCTCGCCCTCGAGCGGGACCTCGACGCCCTTGTGCTCGGGACGGTCCAACGACTTGGCCTTGGTAACGGCCGCGGCGTGGTCGGTCTTGGCCTTGGCCGCGACCTTGTTGGCCTCGGTGCGCCTGGTCTCAAAGCCGGCCCGCACGTCGTCGATGACCTCCAGGCCGAACTTGCCCGCGGGCACCTCGCAGACCTCGCCAGTCCAGCGCTCGAGGTCTTCCGCGGTGACCGGCATTTCGATCACCTCGGACAGCATCTCGATGCGCCGGGACTTGGTCGCCTTCAGGAACTCGACCGGGTCGAACAGCTTCCCGAACTTCTCCAGCATCTTCTCGCGTGGGCTTTGCCATGGGCGGGTGTCGCCTTCGTTGTTGCGGATTGTGAGCTTGGGAGAGCCTTCGCGCGGAATCACCTGGCGGGCCGTGAAGCTGGGATTCGGCGGGTCGTCGAAGTGGGCCATCAGCTCGGCACGGTCAGCGCCCTTGCGGATGGCGTCCTTGCTGATGCCAAGCCCGGTGAGGGTCATCTCGATGGCGTCGCCGATGGTGGACTTGCCGGTTCCACACGGGCCCTTGATCTCGTTGCCGTCGGGGCCGATCTCAATCACGCGATATGAGATGCAGCCGAGGTCGCGGATGCTGATTGCGGTGAGTTTCATCGTGTGTTTCCCTTCTCATTGAGGAATTGCTGGGCGGCCTTCTCGGCTGCATTCAATTTATTCGACCACCGTTCGTTCCTATCGAGTGCCTTCAATACGGCTCGCAGGTGGTCGACTGCGGTGGTGGGCGCTGGCGTCTGTTCCTGTTGCTTCTTCGACTTCATTTGGTGGAGAGTCCGGTTTCGAGCCCGGCCGTGCGCGATGATCAATCGCGACGTGACACCTTCACTCCCCTTGCGCCCCGTTCGGCCGGGGCCACGCCTTCCACTCCTTTCCGCTGCTATTGGGTTGCCTAGAACGGAACGTCGTCGTCCACTGGCGGACGCGAGGCGTGTTCCTCGCGGTGCTGTGCGCCCGAATTCTTCTCCTCGCCCCAGCCGCGCTTGCCGCTCGACTGCTGATTGCCGCCCTGCTTGGTATCGCCGTCGCCTCCGCCCAGGAACACCACGCGATCAGCGACGATCTCGGTGGTGTAGCGGTCCTTGCCTTCCTTGTCCTGCCACTTGCGGGTTTGCAGCTTGCCCTCGAGGTAGACCATCCGGCCCTTGGCCAGGAACTTGTGGCAGTTCTCCGCCTGGTCGCCCCACACGTTCACGCGGTGCCACTCCACCCGCTCTTGCTTCTCGCCGGCCTTGTCCTTCCAGACCTCGTTGGTGGCGATGCTCAGATTGCACACCGGGCGGTTGCTCGTGGTGTACTTCAGCTCGGGGTCGGCCCCGAGGTTGCCGACCAAGATCACTTTGTTGACGCTGCCCATCGCCTACGCCGCGCCCTTCTGGTCCACGGCCTGGGCTGGCTGCGCCCGCTCGCTCGCCACGTCCTCAAGTAGCTTCTTGATGTTCGGCAAGGACAGGTCGCCAGACGAGCGGATCTCGAATCCCTTCGGGGGATTGAGCTTTTCGTTGATCCAGGTGATAGCATCGGCCTTCTCTTTGCCGATCTCCTTCATGGCCGTGAAGAGTTCCTGGAGCTTGACTGCCTTCTCGTCCTTGTCCTCGCCATCGTTGAGCCAGTCGCGAAATGTGCTCCCGATGTTGTCGACGTGCTCCTTGTCGAATGTCTTTCCGTCGAGCACGTAGCACCGTGTCTTGTCGACCTGCACCTCGTGATCCTGGTCGACGTTCAGGACCAAATCGAACTCGTAGTCGACGTCCTGACGTTGCACCGGGGCGGTCCCGATCTTCTTGGGCACCGTCACCTCTTTCCCGTCCCGATTCTTCTCTTTCTCCAGAACCCACTCGGTCTTCGTGCGCATGGTGCAGATGATGTGGAGTTTTGCCGACAGCAGAGCCTCGATGAATTTGTTCTGCTGCGGGGTCAGATCCTTCCACACGTCGAATCTCTTCCCCTTCTTGTCGGCCTGTTCGAGGATGCCACCAGCGCCAGCCCATGCGTGGGACATGGAATCTAAGATCAAGCAATCGTATCCTCCCGCCTCCGCCTCGCGAATCGACTTGATGTAATCCTCTGGGCTGTGCGAACTAGGAGAGTCCGCGTCGAACACGAACATATCGCTGTATAGCGACGCGCTCTCGTGTTCCGAATCCCGCAGGGCAATCCTTCCCGTTGGACCGACCAACTGCACCGCGATCTTCAGTGCGTCTATCGTCTTTCCGCTGCCAGTCGGGCCAATGATTGCAATGCGCGCTCTCTTCTTCTTCTTCGTTGCTCTCGTGAATGCCATTGTGAGTTTTCCTCTCGTTGTTTTGTGTCGTCGTCGTCAACGTCAAATCTGTGGATCTGGGCGCGGGTTGCGCAAAAGCGTCTCGGCTGTGAAAGTGGTGTCCGGGTCGAAGCCTCCGGTTCGAAGCATCCATGCCAGGTAGTCGCGCGGCACCTCTGTCCATCGCTTGCCCGCATGCTTGCCGAAGTTGCACATGGTCAGCAGCAATGGGCCGTCAATGAACAGCTCGAATTCCTTGGTGCCCATGCGCTCAAAGTCCGCACGCGCTGGGCCTGCCAATAGCCAGCGAAGCAAGGCCGCTGTCACGATGCAGTCGCCGAGCGCGCGGTGGGGCACGATGTCGCGAGGAACATCTAGCTTGAGGGCGTACCGAAGGAAGCTGTTGGTGTGGTGTGGAAGCTCGGGCAGGTAGCGCTTGGCCATCCGCAGGGTATCGAGCCAAGGTTTGTCCGTGAGGGTGGGCAGGAACGACTTGTCGAAGGGGGCGTTGTGGGCGGCGTAGGCGATGGCGTCGTCGCAGCCGGCGGTCTCGCACGCGAGAGACGCCAGCGCGCAAGGCAACGGCCCGGCATCTTCGAGGTCGGAATCGATCAGGTGATGGCACGCGCTGGCACCTGGCGAGATGGGGACCGTTGGCTTGACCAGGTAGGAGTCACGGAAGCGCGTGCACTCCAGGTCGGTCCCGACGTAGCCAAGCTCAACAACCTGGTCGATGGCGGGATCCATGCCCGTTGTCTCGACATCGAGGACCACGAACAGAAGGGTCATCGCTTTCCGCCCTTCACCGCTGACGCTACTTTCTTCCAACTCGACGTCTCGTATGGATTGCCTACCTTGACGAGCGCCTCCAGCTCCGACTTGAGGCACACCACGTGCCCGTCCTGCCCTTTCAAGCTGGACACCACGTCGGCCAGCGCATCCGCTGGTATCGTCCGCATTGCGGAGAAGCTCAGCAAATCGTCGGCGCTGACCGTCTTGCGCCCATCGCACGATCCCAGGTGCAACTGCTTGCCGTTTTTCACGCATCGGCCTCCGTTGCGGACGAACCGCTTGAGGATGTCCTTGGCCAACTTGGCTGCCTTCTCGGCGTATTCGATGCGCTCGGAGAATGCACCGGCATTCTCATTGGTCAGGTCCACCTGCGGGGTCGCGTCGGCCTCGACCGATGGGATCTGCTCACCCATCACCGCCAGCGCTGTCTTGGCCCTGGCCAGCCACGCCGGGCAGTAGACCGCCTGGCGGCATCCGCCGCACCATTCCCCAGGACAAGCTACTCGCGGGCGCCCCACCGCGGCCTTGATGCGCGCAAGCAGCGCCGGGTGGCCAGCGGGCATGAACTCTGGCTTGCCCTCGGGTGAACGACGCGGGAACGTCTCGCGCCCGCGGATTGCGAGGGTCGCCACGCGGAACGGCTGGCCGCCCGCTGCCATCGACGCCGCAAGTCCCATGGCCACAAGTCCCAGGTCATCCTCGGGCTCCGAATCGTCGAACGCATCGGCGTTGCGCCAGGACACGACCATGCACGGGTCGACCAGCACGGCGCCCGGACGCCCGCTCACCAGCACCTCGCCGGTGGCCTGGTCGACCAGGTCGAGAGATTCGCCGACGGACACGATCTTGCCGGGCTCGCCAACGAGCCAGTGCAGGGCCGCGTCCGCCTCGGTGATTGTCGGCTGGTCGTTCGCGTGGAAGGATCGCGCGATTTCGATCTTGGCGAGGCGGAAGCCGCTCGCGTCGGCGCTCGCTTCGGCGTGCTGTTCCGCCAATTGCGCAGAAAGCCCGCACTTTTCCAATTGCCCCAATAAGAAACTGCCTACCTTCATGGTCTTCTCCTCTACTGAATCCCAGCCCGCTCCAACAGCGACGCCTTGTTGACAAACCAATTGCCACCCACCACCGTCCCGCGCACCAATTCATTTCTGCACCAATAGCGAACCGTCACCTCTGGGATGGTGGCCAGCACGGCAGCTTCCTTGATGGTGATGAATCCGCGGGTGCGAAGCCTCTCAATCAGTTGTTGGTTTTGTCTTCCCATTGGTGAATCCACATTGAGCGAATCAAATCAATTGAGCTAGCTAAAGCGTGTCTGCACTACCCAGTGTCATGGTTGTGCAGGGTCAGTTCTGCACCCGCGCGACTTCGAGCCCCGTCTCGACGCCCCTCACCCGCAATGACGTGTACTCCGCTTGCCGACGATTCCAAGCGATGCGGCGCAAGCGCGGGTCGAACGTGGGCAGCGCTTCGTAGGTGGCCAGCGACAAGGCGGAGATTCGCCCAGCGTCGTCGATGCTGTAGACGAGTCCGGTCTCGTTGACGTGGATCATCGCCGCGGTGAATTTGGTCACGTCGCTCGCCCCCCTTCGTCCGCCGCCCCAACGCACGCGGGGTGCATCTTGTCCGCACCCTTCCTGATGATGAGCCCGTGCTCGATGATCTCGTCGCAAACGGCGCAGCGAACGATCTCGCCAGTGCCGCCGCAGGCCTTGCACTCGCGTCTCCCGATACAGCCCTGGCCGCGGCACGGCGGGCACTTACCCTCGGCGATCCACTCGGCGTCGGTCATCTCGACCGCCCAGCGATTGCCGTCGCTCTCGGCCGCGTCCTGGCGTCGCATCAGTTCGTCGCCCCAGCCCATCAGGACACCTGCCCCAACTCGGCGCCGGCCCGCAGCAGCTCGTGCTTGGCCGCGTGTAGCAGGTGGCGCTCACACTCGGCAAACGATCCAGCAATCACGCAGACGCGGCCCTCGAATGTTCCGACGAACACGGTCACGCCGATGGTGGCCGCTCCTCCGCTGGTGATCGTCAGTTCGAATCCGCCGAGTCTCGCCACTTCGCGTGTGTAGCCGGCGCGCGCGTCGGTCTCCCAGGTGAGCTTGGTGGCGCTCACTTCCGCACCGCCTTGCTGTTGAGCGTTGCTCTCGCGGATGCGGCTGCCAGTGCAGCGCTATCGACATCCCTGAATGTTCCAAAATACATTCTCTTTCCGTACCGGCATATCACCACTACCCATCTGTCCCTTTTTCTATGAACTCCAGCGAATCCACTAGAATTTTGTGATGTCTTTCCTCTCCTGTTATTTGCCTGCTGCAATTGCGTAGCCCAGCGACAATTGTTAGGTTCGTAGTTGCCGTCGTTGTCCCTGCGGTCAAGCGTCATCCCTGGCGGGCGAGGCCCCATGTCAGCTAAAAAGTTTTCAAAATTGTTCCACCTTGGACAAACCGTTATTCCTCTGGCCCCGTAACAGCTGAACAAGTATCCCGACTTTCCCCTCACTCTTGCGCGCATGCCTAGCCATGCCTGATACTCAGGAGACTTTAGCCTGGAATGCCCATGGGTGATCGTTCCCTTCCTGCATCCGCAGGATCGTGTGAGCCCAGCGCGCAACGCTGATCCGTGAACAATCGATCTTCCGCCACAGTCACACTTGCACAAATAGCGACGGTGGTATCCTGACTTTGATCGAGACTCCTCTGACACTACAACTAATAGGCCAAAACGTTTCCCATTCATGTTTACCATGTCAAAATCTCAGCTTTCAACGCTTGTCGCGGCTCGCGCGCCCACTTCTCGGCCTCGGCCTGTTCGTCGAATTCGAGCGGCTGCCCGTCCACCACCACGAGGCGCGCGGTTCGGCGGTCCGTGGCGGTCCACACCGGGGAGCCCTTGCCGTCGGTGGCGAGCTTGATGGCGTAGTTGCCGATCAAGATGCGGCTACTCATGACCAGCCTCCAGCCAAGCCTGGAACTTTTCAGGCGATCCCCATGCCGCACTCGGGACCTCATTGTAGAGGTAGGCCACGATGGCTTGCAGGCTGTCCGTGTTTTCGTCGTCAGCGCACGCGAGCGATTCGCGAAGGTCGTTGCACAGGACGGCCGAGAGAAAGCTACCCGGCTTGATGTGCTGGTCGAGGTAGCGGGCGAGGCCAGCTGCCGTGAGTTCGGGAATGGTCCGACCTCTGAAGTGGTAGCCGGAGGGTGACATCATCGCACGCGCTCCCCGTTGAATAGATCGGCCGTGAGGATGCGCGCCAGCTCGCGGGCCTCGGGAAGATTTGCCGATGCCAGACGGGCGTCGAGCTGGCGGGCAATCTGCGCCGGGGTCAGCTCGTGGGGAATGGGCTCGGGGTCGAGCTGCGCCTGCATGCCGTGGTTGCGGACCGTCACATTCACCGGGCGGGTCTTCCTGTCGTATGCCTCGCTGGGTGGGGCGATGATCCGGTAGCTGCGTGGGTCGGTCACGAGCGCACCGCCCTCTGCTCAAGCGCCACCGCTGCCAGCGTCGCCGCATTGAGCGCGTCCGAGTAGTCGAGGAAAACCTGTCGCACGTCGACCTCGTGGTGGACCTCGAAATCGACGATGTTGGCGCGCTCTTCATCGCTAAATTCCAGGCCGCACATATCAACGGCGGCCACCTCGCACCGGTAGGCGTCGCCAGCCTGGACGCAGTCGGGACGCGGGCAGTAGAGGCGGTCGCCGATTTGGTCGCAGTCGTCGGATGGACGGCCGCAAGCGTGGCAGGTGTCGCGGGTGTAGGCGCCCGGGTCATCGGTCGAGTGGGGCGAGGCGACGGGGCGGCGTACCGCTGGTGCCAGGATGGAACAGGCAACATCAAACCACGGGATGGCCATGGCTAACGTCCACCCTTCCCGTCGCGTTCCAAAAGCGCGCTGGCGATCCTGCTCCTCGTGGCCTCGCGGGTCGGTTCCCCAGCGAGAACGCGGGCCACCGTGCGCGGGTCGGTCTGCGCGGCCACTGCAACCTCGCGGACTACTCGCGCGGGGAGTCTGGTGGCAACCTGCTGCTTCTTGGCTTTTGATGTACTCATCTTGCTATCCATATTAGCTGTACGCATGTTGTTGTCAACATTAAAACCGCACTTGACACGAAAAAGACTTTGCCGCGATCCTTGCGTGGTGGGACGACCGCCAGCCGACAATCCTCTAGGAGAGCGAATCTTCTTCAGACTCGACGATTCGGACTACGCTCGCGCCGTCGCGCTGGCTCGGGAGGAATCGGAGAGACTTGGGATCGCACTGTCTGTCAACGCGTGGGCTCGGTGGCTCGTCAGGCAGGCGGTGGGCGGACGGGTCGATGTCAAGACGCCGTCACCGCGAAGGCGATGAGTGGCCCCACGCCCGCACGCTATCCCGAGCGGCGCCTGCGTGGCAAATCGTAACGCGCATGCTCACCCCTGCACCGTCAGCAGCACCGTCCGGACGTTGGTGCCCTGGTCGCGGAAAGTACCGTCGGGAAGCTCTTCCCACGTGGTGGCGAGTGGGCGAAGCTCGGCTTGCTGGCGGGGGCCATCGGCACAAATCGCGACCAGGCGACCGCCGGGCTTGAGAAATTTCAGCGCGTGGCGAATGTGCTGGCAGTCCTGACCCTTTCCGAAGGGCGGGTTCATCAACACGCGGCGGAACTTCGTCGACGCATCTTCGGGTTCCTCAAGCTGCAAAAAATCACAGGCAATGACATCAGCGTTCCCTTGCAGTCGGAGCGCATCCGCGAGACGAACGTCAATCTCAATGGCGAGCGGCATCTCTGCCACCAGGCCACGCAGTGCTCGCAAGATATTCCCCGTCCCCGCGCTCGGCTCAAGCACGTGGTCCCCTGGCTCGATGCCGGCGAGTTCAACCATGCGGGCCGCCAGTGCCGGCGGGGTCGAGAAAAGCTGCGGTGCCGCCACGACCTGCACCCCGGCCTTGAGCGCCTGCTTGACCGCCTCGAATGGCGCGGCCTCTTGTGCCGCCTTCTCGCGCTCGGGTGCGTACGCTTTGCTAGCTTCCACCCGCGCGCGTGCCTCCTCGGTCTTGCGGGTGAGCAGCACCTGGCGGGCGGCTTCAATCTCGGCGGCCTTCGCCTTCACCACTTCGGCGCCGGGCCGCGGATGCTGCTTGGAGTCCGTCAGGTAGACCACGGACAGCCCGTAGCGCGCTCCCGGCCGGTGGAGCATCGCCGTCCTCAGTCGGTGCGTGCCGTCGGCGGAAACACAGGTGCCCTTGTAGTCGGCGTGGATTTTCGCCCACTCGGCCTTGGTGATGCCGACCAGCTCCACCTCGACGTCGTCCTCGGCGTTGCGCCGGTGATCGCGCGTCTTGACCCGGCCGCCGTAATTCAGGATTGGCAGCGCGGCCTTGGTCGGCTTCTTGGGTGGTGGCGTGTAGCCACTGCCGGCGAGGAGCGCGCGCTCGTAGGTCAAACGGTGATCGATGTGGGCGATCCATCGGTTGGACTCGTCGATGATCCGCGCGTGGTTCTCCGAGTAGCGGGCTTGTGCGTCGGCGGCGATCATCCTGCCGCTTTCGATCTCGGACCACAATCCGCGCATGGAGCGATCGAGGTTCGCGATGTGGGCGGCGCGTTCCTGGAACGTGCTGGCCTCGCCGCTCGTCTTGGAGATGCTTCCATCCTGGTCTAGGCGCTGCCACAGGGCCAGGAACGACGCGCTGGCCTTCAGATCGCGCTCGTGGCTGCGCCGGTCCGCTTCGAGCTTCTTGATCCGGCGGGCCCGCACGTCCGGCCGCTCGTTGCGTTCGGCGTGCGCGAGGGTGCCAGCGGCGCGCGCGGCCCAGTAGGTCGACGTCTCCCAGAGCTTGACCGTGCGGCGCATGCCGTTTTCGATCTTCGCGGCGTCGCGCTCGGCCCGGCGCTGAGAATGGTGACCTATCAAGATCGGCTGGCCAAATGGGATACCGTCCGCACGTGCCGATACCGCGGCGCGGGCTTGGTGCGCTTCGGCGGCGCGCTTGCCCCGGTAGTCGGAGAATCGCGAGGCGCGGGCGGCGGCGCGCTCTTCCAGGCTCGTGCTCTCCTCGTCGATGTCGCCGGCCAGCTCGACCAGCAGATCCTCGCGGGCGGGCGACCACACCGCGAAGAAAAGATCCTGCTTGGGCGCCCAGCCGAAGCCCGCTGCCTTCACGCGGGCGTAGGTTTCGGAGTCGAGGCGGGCACTGGCGCGCAGGCGGAGCTTGTCGTCGGAGCAATCAAACGTGGCATCAAAATCGGTGGTCATGGTCTGGATTCTCCGGTGGTGGATTGCGGGGAGGTGGCCAGCCTCCGTTTGCAGCCCTCCCACTGAGCCTGCGTGCAGTGGGGCTCGCGGAAGTCCTGGCAGGCCTCAAGCTCGGGCGGGCAGTCCTGGACAATATGGGAGAGCACGAAGCGCACCAGCTCGGCCATTTCTACCACCTCTCTGGATGCGACTCGACCAGCACCGGCTGCGCATGGACCGCCAGCGAGGCAAAGGGCTGGGAGGAATCCTCGGCCGCAAACGGCGTCACGCTGGCCATGAGCGCCTCGGTTCGCTCATTCTCGATGTAATCGGCGAAGGCCGCGCCGAAGGGGAACTCGGGCTCGTCTTGAATCGAGGGCATCGGGGCGAACGCCCACGATGGCTGAGCGAGGGTCAACTCGGGGCCGGCGACCTGGGCGGGTTGCGGGGCGGGCTGGGATAGAAGCGAGGCGAGAAGCGTCAACGTGGTGAACATGGGATCCTCCAATCGAAGAAGATGATCAAAGTATGAGGCGTAACCGTTACGTTGTCAGCAACTATTATGGTGATTTCCGTTTTCATCTATTCCGCGAAACGTGCTATCCTTCGATGGAATGGGACGCGCGAAGTCAGAAAAGCCCAAGAACACCGTGATTTGCTTTCGCCTCGACGACGAACAGACCGCGGCGTTCGATCGGAAAGTCGAAACGTTGGGATACCCACAGGGGCAGCCTCTGCCGTCGAGGAACGACCTGGCCAGGCACGTGGTCGACGAATGGTCACACGCGGGCATACCCAAGAAGCCCAAGCCCCGCTCCTGATCTTGCCCCCCTCCCCATCCCCGTCGACGATGGTGCATGCCCTCCGGCCTCATCCTCGGCGGCTCGCTCGAAAGCGTTCCCGGCCTCGACATCACCAACTGGCTCGACTATCCCGAGATGTGGGCGGTGCCCGGTGATGCCCGTCGTACTCGAGCACTCGACGACAGCCCCCGCGCCATCATCTGGCATTCGACCAAGGGCCTGCCGCACGATCGCGAAGACCCGCCCGCGCAGGTGTTGCCCGGCGCCGGCGCGACACACGGTCCCCGCCAATGCAGCTACGAGGTCTGGGACCACGCCGAGCGATGCCCGGGCGCCCACGCGGTGGTGGACCATGATGGTCACGTCTATCAGGTGGCGGACCCGCTCCTCGATACGACCTCATGGTGCCCGGCCTGGTCGCGCTGGGCGGTCAACGTCGCGCTCTACCAGGGGCGCGCGGGCGAAACCCACGAGACGCAGCTCGCGGCGGCGGTGCTGTTGACCGACCTGCTGACCCGTCACTTGTCGGTGCAGCGTCAAATTCCGCACCAATACCTTGGCCCGATCCCGCGGCTTGCGTCGGCCGCCAGCGACGTCGTGGGAGTGTTCGGGCATCGAGACGCTTCGAAGATCCGCGGCCCCGGTGACCCGGGCTCGCCGCTCTTCTACCGGCTGGGGATGGCCGGCTACGACGTGGTCGACTACTCGCTCATGGGTGACCGCTCGCTGTGGGTGCGGCGCCAGCGCCAGCACGGCATCGAGCCCGATGATGGCATCGCGGGACCGGAGACGGTTGCAGCACTCAAGGGGGCGGGAGTGCCACACGGGGTTTGGGTGCGGCGGCCGGGCGACTAGCACGCCAAGACGTGTATCCAAACCTGCCACATTGACTTGCGGACTAATTCAATCCGATTGGATCGCCGAACACCGTACCGGCTAAGACCGCGAAATCACGTCCTGGCCCGCTTCTCGCAAGGGCAACCCGCGAGAGTTGCCTTCGCCGGCAGCTCCAAGAAAGGTCAACCAATGCCAACGCGTAAGCATTTCAGGAAGGTTTCACTCGGAGATTTGGTCGCCAGTACCTATGACTTCGTCGCCCGGGGGAATCCCCCGATCATCGGAGCATCCCGCCAGGTCGCTGGAATCTTGCGACGGCAGCTAAGAGGCAACGCAAAGGCCAGCGCGCTACTCTTTGGGGCCCGGGGCATCTGAACGAAATGCCAACCACTCAACCGCACGACTACCGTGGGTCCTGGCGTCCACGGCGGTGCGCTCCATCGCGCTACGCCCTAGCTGAGCCACGCGACGACGACGACGATGGAGCGGCCGACCTCACGGATGACGAGCCGGACGAGGGCAGGCCGCCGAGCTGATATCGCTCATCTGTTGCAGTCGTCGACGGCCGCGCAGGTCTCGGCCTGGACCGAGCACGACAAGTTCCACGGCAGCGGGCTGGTCTGGGCGTTGGCGCATACCTCGGAGCACGTCGCCTTGTCGGGCGTCGGCGTAGCCCACGAGCATCCGAGGTTCTTCCCGTGCAAGCAAACGCTCGCGCACGTCGCTGCTGCGGGCTTTGGGCACGGCTTCGTGTCGACGGGGCAAGGCGTGGTAGTCGCGCAGCCGGGCGCAAGCGCCATCAGGAGCGCGACGAGGAACCCGACGGCGGAAATCCAGAGGGTTGCTTTCACGTTGGCGAGTTGACGTTCGATCACGCTGCACCTCCCGAAAACATTGGCACCTTCGAGACCAGCCACAGGTCCGACGTCTCATCCCACGTGAGGTACGTGGGCGAGTACCAGTAGAACCCTTTGTTGCCAAACTCTGTTCCCCACGAGCCAGCGATCAGGTATCGCTTACCGTAGCGAGCGTCGCGCTCGAACGCGGCCACTACCTCCGCGTGCCCACCAGCAATCTCGTCACTAGGGCTGGGACGGTCAATGACGTCGGTCGGCTGTTCCGAGCAGAATCGCTTGGTCACCGAAGTCCCGAATGCCACGAGCTTCCCCGCGGTCAAGGCCTGCTCGATGACGTTCAGTCGGGCGTTCCCCGTTTCATCGATCTGGTGGTAGGCCAGGCCTGACTGCGCCCGCTGGTCAAAGGCATCATGCCAGCAGTCGAGCGACGGCCTCTGGCCGAAAGTCGAGATGTCGTAGGGCCAACGCGATTCCTTCGGGAAACCGTAGTTCGTCAGCTCGTCCATGACGGTGGCGAGATAGGTCCCGGTGTCATTGCCGAAGTTCCCGTTCGCGGCCAGGGCCAGCGTGTAGGCCCAAAGGCGCGCGAGGAATTCGACATCGGGCGAGGCGCCCGCGTACAACATGGCGGCGCGGATGATCTGTGCGATGGCGTTGCAGGTGCATGACCCGAGCTGGCCCTGGTCGAGGATCTTCACGAGGTTCGAGCAGTCGGCCGAGTCGGCGGGTTGCACGCCGGCCAGCACGTGCGAGGCGCGAAGGCCGGCGTGGCGGAGGCGAGCGTAGACGCTGGGCTCGGGCTTGAGCCAGCCGAGAGCGCGCGTAGGTGCGATCACAGGTCCCCTGTGTCAACGCCCATGAGATTCCCGGTGCGGGCCGCCCTCGCCGCCTGCAATTGCGCCTTGGCGTACGGCTGGGTCAGTGCCTGAATATCGAAGCCACCCCCGAAGGCAAACCCGATCACGCGGGACAGCCCGACGCCAGGGGCCTGCGTAAATTCTGCCGACACGCCAGCGCGGAACTTGTTGAGCTTGAACAGCAGCGCAGGGGACAGCACGTTGGCGCCGAGGCCGCTCTGATTGAGCGCGAACGCCAGGCAGCCGTCGATGCCGAAGGCGTAGGGGGCCGACGGGTCACGGGTCACGCCGTAGCACACGCCTGGATTGATTCCCGCCTGGACTTTGCCGTCGGCGGTGATGCGCGTGAGGGTCACGGCGAGCGATGGGCCGACACAGGTCAGGCCATCGGCGGAACACCAGCCGAGTTGAGGGGAAGGCGTTTGGGCGCTGGCATCGGGCGCGAACGCGGCGAACGAGCAAAGCAGGGCAGCAATAACGAGCAGTCGTCTGAACATGGGGAATCCTCCAAGGTGGGTTCGACTTGTGTCGATTAGCCACTTGAGGATCGCGCCGATTCGGCGAATGCCTCAATTTCGGGCGGCGCGCCTATGGAATGAACACGGAGGCGGCCACGTGTAGCCGAATCGCTGCATCCTGCTGTTCCTGCTCAAGCCTGCGCAGATCGCCCTTGTTTGCACTGTACAAATCTTCGCTAAAGCCAATCTTCTTTCGCATGGCTATCAGCGCGCGGTCAGCCTTAACAAAGGCCAGGGCTTCGCGCGCGAGCACATTCAAAGGGCCCAGTTCTTCCGTCGCCATTGCTACACCGCCCTCAGCTTCGCCCGCTTCGGCGGCGCCTCGACTCGCGCCGCATGCATGGGCCCCATGGCCAGCACCGCACCCCACGGGACGAACGTCGCGAAAGGTTCGCGCCCAAATGACAGCGTGGCCCGCACGCCTTCGTCGGTAACCTCCAGGTCGGGGATGGGGACTACGGGTTCGAGCTCGTACTGGAGCACCACGTGTGGACGTTCGCGCAGATGGGGCGGCAGCACGACGCCCGCGGCGCTTGGGTCAAGGGCAAGCGCCACGCCGTTGTGGCAGAGAAAATGGTTGAAGGCGCCAGCGGGGTCGTCGCCCCAGGATTCGATCTTCATCTCGGGCTGGGCGAGGTCGGTCATTGCGCTTTTCCTCCTGTTGAGACTTCGATCCCGCTGTCATCACACGGAACGCACATAAGCCCCGTCCGCTCGCTTCCATTGATCCTCACGGGTGGCGTCTGCCCGCGCAGCATGGCCAACTGTCGGCGTAGCTCTGCTATTTCGGTGTCCTTGTCATCGCACGACGTACACCGCCGAGCCCGGCGCTTCACCCGATGCCCCGCCACGTCGGCGGCTGTGCACAATGGGATGGTATCCACGTCAACGTCGTGTCGTTTGAGCTGGGCTAGAATCGCGCTGCGAAGCGCGGGACGTGGTGAGTACCCGTCGAGCAGGTCAGACACAGTCCGATCGCTGGTTCGGCATGCCAGCGCAACGGCGGAGCGCAGTTGGGGATTGCGGCGGGCTTCGAGAGCCGTCACGCGCTTGCCCGTTGTTCCGCTGGCTCCATCTGCACCGGGACCGATTGCACGCTTCCCGAATGGTCAATCAGCACGATCTCGACCTTTCCGTTCGTGATTCGCACGCGCACTTCCTCTGTGTGTTCTCCAAGGGGGATCCGCTTCGATATCTGGCACATGGCTTGACCTCGCTCCCGATATACTGGGCGAGTGTCAAACGATTGTCAAGCGAGTGTCTAGGCTACGGCCGCGCCACCCACATGCCGGCCCGCTTCCCCGCTGCCAGCAGGGCATCCCTGGTCCCTCGCCCCGGCACACCGTCGTTCGCGATTCCCAGCACCGCCTGTCGCTGGCGCCAGGTGATGACATCCTCGCCCGTCTCGAAGTCGAAGGCCTCGTATCCGGCGGCCCGCAGCTTGTCGAAGATGGCGTCGCCGGGATCGCCCTTCCACCGTTTGTCTGACACGTCCCGGTGGCCAAACACGCCGGTGTCCTTGAGGTGGCCGGTCAACCGTGGGATGGGGTGCCCGTCGTACCGCGACGGCATCTGCCGCTGGATTCCCAGTCGCTCGGTCAGCCAGTCCACCACCCTGACCGCAACATCGAGCTGGCCGTCGAACAGCGAACCGTCGTGGGCCTGGACGATCTCGATCCCGACCGACACCCCGTTGGCCTGCTCGGCGTGGTAGGCGGCGGTCGCGATCAAGTCGGCGCAGCAGTACACCAGGCCGTCGAAGTCGACGATTATGTGGGCCCCACCGGGTCGGCTGTGATCGTGGGTCCAGTCGGCGACGATGCGCTCGCCGGCGCGCGACGAGCGGCCGAAGCCAGGCAAGATCGACTGCTCGCGCGGATCTGACTTACCACCGGGGATACCTCCCGTGGTGTGCAGGACAATGGCCCGCACCCATCGCTGCTCGTCCGCAGTCCTGGGCCGCTGGTCGTCGGGCGCCAGGCGCAGATTGGGATTGTCGAGGAAGTTCTGGACGATCAGCCTGTCCGGTTGCACGGGGTTGCCACTGAAAACGAATCCGCTACCCATGGTCACCCTGCCTTTCGATGCACACACCTTGGCTCGACCACCTGCACCGCGGGTGCAACCGACACGACCGACGTCGCCCGCGGCCGCGCCGACAGCTTCCACAGCCGGCGCGCGTACTCGGCGATCAACAAGGCCTCCGCTCGACCGTCCAGCGCCCCACCGCGCGACCCGTACAGCATCGCCTGCGCCGATGGGAACAGCGCCTTGGCCATCCGTACGCTCGCGTCCTTGGTGTCCGAGGCCGGCATCCCCATCGTGATGGCGCGCTTCCAGGTTTGCGGTGAAACCATCATGGGGGCGATGCCCTTGGCCACGCATATGCCCCACGCGGCCCCACTCACGAACCCAAAAGCGTAGTCGCTCGCCGGAACAACTCTCCGGCCCTGCTTGTCGGCGTGGCTGCGGCTGTGGTTTTCCTCGATGCACACGACGGATCCCACGTGGAAGAGTGCCGCGAACGCAATGCCGTCGACCTCGCCGTGGAAGTCCAGCGGGACGTCGTCCAGGGCGAGAACGCGCTTGCTCTCATCGATGCTCGCGATGGCGCCGCCCTTGCCAGGGTCGTGGCCCGTGAATATCATCCCCGCCACCACGGCATGGCTAGCCCGTGGGATCGACGGGTGGCTTGATGGTAGGAACAAGGCGCGGCCTAGCCACTCCGGTGATGTCCTCCGTGTGGTCGACTCCAGTCGGGACGGTGCCCGATGGCGTGGTGACGGTCGTGGTCTTCGTCTCCATTGCCGTCTCAGTCTGCGTGATCGTGGATCCGTCGGGGATTGCGAGCCCGTCAATAACCTTGTCTAGCTTGGGCCGCATGGCGTTCCAGCTCGCGGCGTAGGTGGTGAGCATACCGAGCGTGGCGCCGATCTTCCCGCCCGTCGACAGCCCCAGCGTCGCGTACCACAGCTCGAAGATGCTGAAGGCCGCGAACGCGGTGCCGACGATGGACACGAGCCCATGCAGCTTGGCCTTGGTCGGGGGATAGACGATGCGCCACAGTTTCAACAGCAGTGCTTTCATGGAGTCGATCATGCTCCCGCCTAGGCATGCCTCAACTTGCGGACGACTTACACGTTGGTGATGACCGGGAGATCCGATCCTGTCTTACGCAAAGCCTTCGTCATCTCGGCCACGAGCTGCTCTGGGTTAGCAACCACGCAGTGGCTCTTGCACTTCTCGAAGATCTCAGGAATGGCGGCGACTCGCCTTTCCAGCGCCTCCATTCTCTCGGCCATTTCCAGCCTGTCTTGCTGGTGACTCCGCCTCATTTCTTCGAGGCGATTTAGGATCTGCAGTACGCCGTTCTCGCTCATCCGCGCGCCGGCCTGGGAGTAGCGCCCGCAACGACGTGTGGACGGCTTAGTTCCTCGTTCTCGCGCCGCAATCGTTGGGTTTCCACATCCTGCGCCATCCGCTCGTTGCTAGCTCGGATCGACTGAGCCGCGTTGGTCAATGCGGACTCAAAGCGCGTACCAAGCGCCGTAAATTCTCTGTCGATTTCCGCAAAGGTCTTATCGTGCGCCTGCCACGTCACCTCAACAAATTTCTGGGAGATTCTCTCCTCGGCGTCTCGTAGTACCGAGACCGAATCAACCCGGCATGCGAGGCAGTTCTCGCGAATTCCGGAGAAGGCCCGCGCCAATTCCTTCATGGCGGCAGTGCCTTCCTTCTGCTGTTCCAGAACGCCACGGAAGAAATCGTCGATATTCTTGAGCAGACTCTTGACGATGCTTCGCCCAGCCCAGATCAGAAACCACACCAGCGGAAACAATATCGCAACGGCCACTCCGTAATTCAGTAATTCTTTTGATGGGAACATTGCCGCTCCTTGCTTCCGTCCTATAGCGAGAACCCGTTTGAGATTACGGTCCACTGAGCTGTGGTCCAATATGAAACATTGGTTCCGGCCGTCTTGACCACGGCCTTCACGATTCCAGAGTAGGCATTACCCTGCGTGCCGAATCCTAACCCGCCAAGAGAGAATCCGAGCGAGTCTTGTTGATTGGTGTCAGCCCTCCACAGGATGCCACTCGCGCCCGTTCCGGGTACCATCTCCGCATTGATCGTGAAGAACAAACCTCCACTCGCGAGCGACACGTATGTGCGGGTAGTGTATGCGCCGCGGGACAAGGTAGAAACGAGCGAGAACCCCTCTGCACCATTCGCTGGAGCGAGGCCAGGGTTGGGCGGCTCGACCCGCTGGAACATTTCTCGCCGCTGATAGTCGATCGCGCCAAGAGCGGAAAAATCGGTTTGTCCATACACGACATGCAGGTCGCACAGCAGAACGGCAGTGGAGTCTAGGCTGGGACGTGGAGCTGCGCCGGGAACCGCTGCGGCACCAATCACTAGGAACAGCTTGGGCGTTCCCGCAATGACGTCTCCATTGGGATTCAGTATGACTGGTTGCTGAGTGTAGTTGGTGTTGTCCTGGACGCCACCGCTCGAATTGGTCGCGTGCCCCTGCAAGGATCGTCCGATCTTGGCAAACACCGCGACCCATCGCTCCTGTCCAACTCCAACCGCAACTGGGTTGCTGTAGAAGTCGGTGACGCAGGACTGGGCGGTAATCTGCGCGGACGAACACGCTAGGCCGGCCTTGTCGATCGCGACTCCAGGCGACATAGTGATCTGCATCTGTCCAGCCACGGGCGTAATCAGTAGCCCGCGGGTGACGCCGAAGCCGATGCCTTCCTTGGCGGTGAGTTTTTCGCCCGCTTCGGCGTTGCTGAGCGCCGTATTAAGGTCTGCGTTCGTCACCAACTGGTTATCGTAGAAACTTTGCTTGTCCATGGTTCTCCTAGATCGCCACCGTGGTGCTGGCCTCGCCACTCATCACGCCATCGTCGGGCGCGCTCGATTCGTCCGCTGCAGATCCGTTGTCCATCGCCGTCACCACGCAGTAGATCTTCTTTCCTCCGGTGGCGGCGATGTTGGGAGCGGTCGTTCCAGACGCCGCGACTTGGGTTCCGTTTCGATAGGTAACACCTTGCTGGTATGACCAGTAGACGTGATACGAGACGGATCCCGCGACCGCGGACCACGCGACCGAGAAGTGACCTGACGTGGTCGTGACCGTGACGTTCTTCGGAGCCGGCAACCGCGGGCACCGCACGGTTTGCAAGATCATGTTGGCCGGCTTCATGTACTGGGCCACGGTCATGACCCGCAGCAACTGCTCGGGAGTTGCCGCCCAGCCGCTCGACGCGAAGGGGATACCGATCTTCAGACTGAGCTGGCAGCTAGATCCATCGCTGCCGATGATCCACGTGGTGCCAGTTGGTCCAAGCGCAGAGATCGGCTGAGTGCCTTCGGGCGGAGGCGTAGTCCCCTTGAATGGGCCCAAGTGCATGTTTTGAGTGCCACCAAAGGCGATGATGTCGACATCTAGCCCGGTGAAAAAATTGATGGCCGACCGAATCCCGACGGTTGTACCCTTGAGCTGGTATATCGTGATCAAGGACAGCAGCAAGCGGCGCTTGTCCACCAGCGATAGGTCAGCGAAGCGAAACGGGTTCCCCATATCGACCAGCATCAGGTCGACGAAGCGCTCGAACGCGCGCTCGGGATCAATGATGTCGGTCCAGCGGTCGACCGTGGCCAGCAGAATGGTCAGCATGTCCTGAAGGCACCCGACGAAGCGGGCCAAGTCACCCGAGTCGTCCTCGGCCCAGTTCTTCCGCGGTAGCATTTTGGCCACCTCGAAGGCGCGCCCGGCCGGGGCCGCTGGTACGAAGGCCGAGAAATTGGCGAACACGGGAGCCACAAGTCCCGTGATGTTCGCAGCTGTCACGCGGTAGGGCCGCCCGGGCGACATGTCCGTATCGGTCGTGAGGTCGACCGTGGTTGTGGAAACGGTCGCCACGCTGACCACGGTAACCGCTGCGGTTGGGATAAGTCCGCCAGGCGCTGCCGTGGCCGCGATCGTCCAATTCGCCGGGTTCAGGGCGTCGCCAGCGGCCGTCGCATCCGACTGCGTGACCGCCCCGCTGAATACCACGCGGACGAGCCGAAGCTCGCGGGCCTGCGCGGACGTGACCGATACCGACATCTCCAGTCAGTGTCACGTGCGCGCGACCTCGCCCCAATTTCGGGCTTGTCCTACCATCGTGCCGGTGAAAGGATGCCGCCAGTGGAGCGTCCTAAGTTGGTCCGCATGGCTGAGATCACCCCAGAGGGTCCGGGTATCGTGATCGAAGTGGACGGCAAGGAAGCGTTCATCCTGGCCGACACGGCCGGGGAGTGGCTGGCCGAGCTCGGCTACCACGTGTTCACGCCGATCCGGTTTCGCGTGGGGGTGGAGAGCACCGCCTCGCCGGCGCCGTCGGAGTTCGAGAATGACGACGGGGACGCGGGCTAGCCGCTCGACGACGATGCGGCCACGAGGTTTTCCCATGTCTCGGCCACCCTCGTTTTGGCTTCGATGAGTAGCTGTTCGGCCTCGTCGAAATCGGCCTTGGCTTTGAGGTACACCGACTCGGCTGCGGCGGCCTTCAAGACCTGCTCATGGCCGAGCTTCGCGAGATTGGGAACACCTGGATCCCCGGTGTACCCCAGCGACTTGACGGCCGAGGATGCCCGGCTGGATGCAGCCGCAAGTTTCGACTTTTCCAGCGCGGCATTCTCGTATGCCTCGGCGTATTTCGTCCTTGCCTGCATGTAGACGTCGGCCAGCGCCTGCATCTCTTCCTTGCTCATGAAGATGAGGGTATCACGGCGCGAAGCATTGGGCGGAGATGCCATGCGCTCATGGTGCCCCCGGTCCGCGTGACCACAAGTTCGGCGCCTAGGTGGGCGTGGCTTGTCGCTACCCCTTTCGGGCCTGTTCCCTCAAGAACTTTACCAGCAAGTCGTAGCGCTCCCGCGCCTTGGCCAGGCATTCGTCGAAGCGCCCTTGTGCCCCCGCGTGCGCGTCAGCAATCTCCTGATACTCGGCGTCCTTCTGGGCTAGATCGCGAATCCTACTGATAGCCTGATTCGTTCCAGAAATACGCAGCAACTCCGACATCCTGGCCTCCTCAGGCATCGGCTTATGGCCGTAGACGTCGAGAGCGTCCCTGGTCATCACCACGGCATCCCTGGCCTGCTTCAGGCTTCGGTACGCTTCGTCGCACGAGGATATCTTGGCAGAAAGAATGCTCTCATCCATGAGTCTGGCCACCCACGCTGGAGACTCTGGCATCTTGGAAGAGGTGTCAACCTGGCAAGCGGTGCACGTCATGTGCCTATGCTGCCCCTGGTCCGCGTGGCCACAAGTTCGGCGCCTAGGTGGGCGTGGCCGAGCAGGCTCGCCCGCCTAGGCTCTGCTCGACGCGAGTAGCATCTTCTTCTCGCGCTCGAACTCTTCTTCCGAAAGCGCTCCCGTTGCCCTGAGATTTTGCAGGGCCTGTAACGTCTCTATTCGGCTCATGGTCGGCTTGGCGTGGAGTTGGGAAAGGCTGGCGACGGACTGAGACATCGAAGTCGCCTGCGCTATGGCCAACTGCCGAAATTCGCCAACCGAAAGAGGGTTGTAGTCCAAGTCGAAGTCCTTCTTGCTCATCAGGAGAAGAAGGATCCCTTCGATGAATCCGACCAACGCCGGGATAAGGGTCCAGCAGAACAGCAGGTAGAGCAATCCGAGCGCCCCTTTGCCCAGGTAGAACTTGTGGATCCCGATGCCACCGAGAAGCAAGGCGAGAATCGCGGCCGTGGTCTTGTCCTTCATGGGTCGTCTCCTTTAGGCTAGATGGGCGTGGCCGAGCACGCGCCGGTCGTGGCGTTGCAGTAGGGGGCGAGATCGGGGCAGCGTAGGTTCTTGGCACAGTTCGGATCGCCGTCGCAGATGAACTGCGATCCCTGATTGCACCCCATGCAGATCTGAGCAGATCCTGCAGGTGGGCAGACTGTGCCCCATGAGACGAACATCGGCTGCCCCTTGCAGTCGACCGGAACTCCACCGAAACACTGCACGGCAATTGGGCGTATCGGATTCGTACAGCTTGTGCAGAACCACGCCGGATCTGCGCATCCCGAGCACGGTGGTGGCAGATCCGTCCCTGCGTCCCGCGAAACTACATCCGGTCCGCGATCGGGCGCCACATCGGGTGGCGATAGGACCTCGGCTGGCGAATCCACCCTGACGTCGGGCTGCGAGTCCGGCTGCGCGTCGGGAATCGATCGCAGGTCGGGCTGTCCCGGCGCCTCCGGGCCCACCTCGGGGAGGGCGGGCGCCAGATCGGGCGCGGGCGTCGTGGCATCCTGGCGTCCAGCCTCCGGTGCGTCGGGCGGTTGCACCGTCGTCGCATCGCCAGCCGCGTCCGGTGGCCCGGCGGTGACCTGCAGGTCCGTTTCCTGGGCATCCAAGGCCACCACGCCGTCACCGCTGGCGTCTGGCATGTCGAGGTAGGTCTGGTGAGGGGCGAAGCCGCAGCCCGCGGCGAGGAGCACCCCAATGACAGCCAAGGCACGCATCAAAACGACCCTTCCGCCGAGATGCCCGCGAGACCTGGCCCCACCGACGGGCGCGCGGTCCACCCGTACCAACTGCACACGGCCCCGGCCGCGAGCGCGGCGGCCCCTACGCTGTAGAAGACCCACTGCATGTCCTGCGCGTTCTGGCCGTCCGCAACGTCGGCGGCCGTGTGGTTCCGGTTGTTGCTCACCATGTCCGAGTAGTGGCGCGCGCGCGCGTAGAAGTAGATGGCAGTCCCGATGGAGGTGAGGCCGATAGCACCCGCGATGATGCCAGCGGTACGAAGCTGCCCGCCCTGACCATCGGTCGCGGGGCGTGCCGTCAGGTCGACTTTTCGGCGAGCTAACGGCCTTGGCCTTGCGGCCTGGATGGGAGTTGCAACCGGGGAGACGGCCGGCGCCGAATCGTCAAATGGATCCGCCCACGACGGCGTCGGCGCTGCGACTTGCCCGACCTCGATGTCTTCACGGAAAACCGCATCGTTCTGCGTGCGACGCAGGATTGCCTCGACCTGGGTCCGGCTTGGATCGTCCGGCGCCGCGTGGTCGAGGAACCCGCGATAGGACGCGATGGCCTCATCGATGCGCCCCACCTTGCGGTGGCACTGCCCGATGTTGAACAGGAACGCGGGATCGTCCTTGGCCACGTAGGCAGCCTTGAACTCCGCGAGGGCGCGCTCGTACTCCCCGACCGCATAGAGGCGCGTCGCCGCCTCGTAGTGGGCGCGCGCGGTGGCCTTGCCTTCGGCTTCGCCGGCCAGCACTGGGCGCGGGGAGAGCGCAATCAGGACCAAGAATGCAGGAAGGAAGCTGCGCATCGGGGAACTCCTAGGCTTTGTTGTAAACAACAATCCTGCGCCCTAACCCAGCGCCGCGCAACTGGACGCGCGTTCAGTGCTGCGTTACTTGGCGGAGGAGGCGACGATCAGCTCCTCAAGTGCGCGATCGGCTGCGTTGGTGAGACTGTCGACTTCGGCGGTAGCGGTTTCGAGATCTACCGCTGCCGCCCGGGCGGCGCCAATCGTCCGAGCCAAGGATCCGGCAGCCTCTTCTGCTGCCCCTCTTTTCGCGTCTCCGGCCTTGCCCTCGCCAAAATTTGCCAGCGACGCGGTCAGGCTGTCTAGGGTCGCGGATAGGCGCCGAACCTCAGCGTCCATACGCTCCGCAGTGGCCCTGGTCACGGCTTGCTTTTCGGTGGCCTTGCATAGGTCAATTCGCGCCTGGACCAGCGCCTTGCTGAGAATCGAATGGTCACCGCTTGACGTCATGGCGCGACTCTCGCCGCTTGGCGCCCGCCAGTCAAGGCAGTGGAAAGTGCTCAAGTCGAAGGGATTGAAGTCCTTCACCGCGTTTCTCACGGGTATAGTTGCGCGTCGGCGTCGTCACCATCGACCAGCGTAATATCGGGTATCCAGGGAGCGGCCCCCCATGTGCGCGCCTTCAGCCGCGGGAAGTCCGTCGATTGCAGCGGGACGTCGTGGTGTTGAAGCGACTGCACCAGTGTGGCGGGGGTTGTGCCCGAGGTGTATCCGTCGGTGGTCCCGAGTACTCGATAGGCGACGAGCTTGAAGTCGTCGTCGGCATCGCCGATCTCGCGCACGCCGGCCGCAGAGTCGATTATCGACGTGAGCTTCGACATCGCCACCTCGGCCGTGCCGGAAGCGGAGTCCTGCGCCAGGTTGATGCCGAAGTCCACGCGATCGTTCTTCGTGCCATCGCGATTCACAAGGGCGAAGTAGGCCTTCAGTTCGGCGACGATGCTCGCCGCGATGGCCCGCTTCTTGGCCGGCGTGGGAGCCGCGCTCTTGTTGAGATAGAGGCGAGAGAAGATCCCAACGTCGACGTAGATACCCGTGAGGATCGTCACTGCATAGCCGACAATGCCAGGCTTGGCGTGCGGGTATTGGGAGCTAGGCTTCTGGGAGATGTTCGCCTTCACGTCGTCGGCCTGGCCCGGACTGATTCGTCCGCCCTGGAGGTTCCCGCCCATCGGCACGCAGTACAGCTCGGCCGTATTGGCCTTGAGGGCCAGATTCTCCGACTGGGTCAGCATGAGCGCCCTCATCATCCCGGAGAGGATCGCTTGGTTTTCATAGTCGTCTTTGGTGACGGTGCGGCTGAGGGTCTGGATAGACAGCGGCGCGTTCTCGCGCACGGACTCGATCGATTCAGCGTCGAGACCTCCGGCCGGCTGCTGGTGGGTGACATTGTCGGTATCGATCTGCACCGAGTCGCCGTGACTGTCGACGAACTGGCCGTCGAATTTCTTCAGGCTGTCCTGGACCACGTTGTTTCCGGCCTCGCCGCCCCCCACCTCATACGCAATCCGCACCGTCCCTGATGGCACGGCCCCCGTGATGCCGTCGCCGAACACCAGCGTGGCCAGGCCGTTCTCGTCAATCTCGATTCGGTACACCCGATCGCCGGGTTCTGCCGTCACGAGGCTGTTGCTGTCGGCCAGGGACCACCCCCCCACGTCGTCCGAGATAACGGACGAGCCATCTAGATATGGCCCCTGGGGGAGCTGGTAGGTTTGGTTCGGCAGTCCGGTCGAGATGAAGGCCTCGCCAGGATCGCCCGCTAGGTCGTCGGGGTTCCCGATGCGGCGCGAGTTCTTCACGCTGCCGATGCCGCTGGAGGCTGGGCCCGTGATGACGATGGGCGCCTGTAGCTCGAACGCCACCGGATTCGCGGTGTCGTCGGTCGAGACCGTCACGGGATTCGCCAGGCCCTGCCAGGGCGGGGTGAAGGTCACGGTTCGCCCAGCCGCAACCGGCGCCGAAAGGACAATGGTCACGTCCGTCTGGGCGGCCCGCGGGCTGCGGGGCTGGTAGCCCATGAGCTTCACCAGCGCGATCATGTTCCGCATCTGGGTCGCGGTCGTGATGCGGGATTCGGCCGCCTGATTGTCCTGGTAGAAGCCCAGC